AGTTCCAATTTATGATTATTTAGTAATCCTTAAATGCTTACTTAATTGAATTCAGCAGTTCAAGCTTGCCTTCGTCGATGAGGTGGACAATCAGTTCACCGAAAAGGGTGTTGGCCCAGGCGAACCAAGAACGTGTGAAGTTTTCAGGATTGTCCTTGTGGAAAGTCTCATGGATGAAGCCGGTACCTGCATCAGTTTTCATCAATGTCTCGATGCACCATTTGATTTCCTTGTCATCGGTGGAAGTGAAAGCCTTCATCATGATACTCATCGGCCAAACCATGTCATAGCCCACATGAGGACCGCCGATACCCTCACCGGCCTTGCCCTTGAAGAAATACGGGTTGCTGCTGCTCCAGACGAACTTCCTGGTATTCTGCCAGATAGGGTCATCAATGGACACGTCACCGAGATATGGGAGTGCCAGAAGGCTAGGCACATTGGCATCATCCATAAGGAACCTGTTGCCCATGCCATCCACCTCGAACGCATAAATCTTGCCGAACTCAGGATGTTCCACGACTGCATATTTCTTGATGGCGGCTTCCACCTCATCAGCAAGAGCGCGGCATTCCTTGGCAGTCTTCTTGTCTTTGTTCACCGTCTCCAGAATCTCGGCAGCCTTGCGCAAAGACGTGACAGCGAAGAAATTGGAAGGAATCAGGAAGTCAAATGTGGTAGCATCGTCAGAAGGTCTGAAAGAAGAAACGATCAGGCCGACAGGCTTCACCGGATTGCCATAACCCATGCAGCATTTGGTATCAAGCTGACGCTCGGTCTCACGCATGAAACTATATGAGCCGAGACCGTTCTTTCGCTGCTGTTCTTTCATGACTTTCAATATCTTGCCGATGGCCTCTTTCCATGTGGCATCGAAAATGGAGTCATCGCCGGTAACCTTCCAATACTGGTAGGCCAGACGGATAGGATAGCATTGCGAGTCAATTTCCCATTTGCGCTCGAAAACATTGGGATTCATCTCGGTAATGTCATTGACAGCGCCGTCGCCGGTAGGACCGTCGTTGAAAGCATTGGCATAAGGGTCAATGCAGATGAGCGAGAACTGGCAGCGGATCACGCCTTCAAGCATCTGCCTGAGATGCTCGTCCTCGTTGGCGAAACGCACGTACGGCCAGACCTGCGCTCCGGAATCGCGAAGCCACATGGCATGAATATCTCCCGTGTATACGAATGTCCTGAAGTTTCCGTTTTCGTCTTTGCCGAAGTGCACAGTAGTGTCAAGAGTATTGGAATAACAGTTGCCGAACATCCATCTCAGATATGGGTTCTTAAGCTGTGACTGCACTTCAACTATTTTATTTTCAATAACTTCTGAAGAGAACAGGCGATTTTCTTTAGCCGGACGTTGAGATGTGTAGTCAGTAGCGCCAAGGGAAAGTGATGCACTTGCGGCTGCAAGAGACAGTAGGATTTTCTTCATAATGATTTATTCAGTTCAATGTTATTAAACAAACATGCAATATTACGAAAAAATCAGTTCTGCATCAAGACCTAGGGGCATGTACAACCGAGAAAACCCGCATCGGTATAAACGATGCGGGTTTCATGTAGCCCCGACAGGAATCGAACCTGTATTTAAAGTTTAGGAAACCTTAAACTTAATTCTCTGTTTCAGATAGTTACAGCGGTTTTCCATTTTTCTGTAGAACTATCGTAGAATTTGTGCATCTTTTATGCAAAATCCCCAGGGATCAGTATGTCACCCCAGGGAAAGTGCAACGTCAAATCCAAATGGGTTATGACGGCACAAAGGTAATTCTTTTTCTGAAAATAAAAAATCCTGTTTGCGTTTCACAACGAAAACAGGATCCGAACTCAACGTTCTACAGAGTTATTTTGCAACTTTCACATACTGTTCGTACACGATCTTGGTGTGTGGATTGCTCGACACAACCTCTACCCTATACTCATTCTTTTTCCATCTGATTAGCCAGCACTTTCTGGGAACCCTGTGCAATATAGTTGTGAGAGTATCCACGCTTTCTATTTTTGCTGTCAGATCATCACCTCTCAGCTCTCCGTGGAAACTCACCCAGGGATCACTCCACTCCACTTTCCGCAACGAATCCAGATAGTGACGTGTCGCTGTGGAATCCACAACATATATTATACTATCTCTTACTTTAGCCTGGAACTCCAAAGCGGTCTTTGTTGCTGTCTGTGCAACAGCCTCAGCCCTCCTGAGCTTTATTCCCAGTGTTTTTACTTGCTCTGCCAGTCCTTTGCAGTTATCCTCCAGCTCGCTTTTGGTAAGCTCCAGAATCTTAACGCTGGCAGCGTGCTTACCACTTTCCGTTTTGTAGTAGCTCACACTGTCCAAAAGTGCCGTCTGGTTGCCACTTAGCCGACTAATCTCCTGGTGCTGATTTCTCACAATACAGGAAAGAATAGCCACTGCTGCCAGTGTCAGCAAAAACAAAGCAAGTTTCAAAAGTGTAGTTTTCATTGTTTCAAAGAATTTACGTAGTTAATTATCCCCTGTACGTGACACTGTATTACAGCGTTTCGTCCCTCCAGGGAAAATAAATAAGAAACATCCAGCTTATTGTCCTGAAAAAAGTTCTCTGTGAGACAAGCAGCACAGTTTGTATGTTTCAGGATATAGAAGCCTTCCTCCAGATCAGGATCTCCGTCCGTGTTATCCTTGCGAATCTTACGCCCACTGAACACCTTTTCCGCAACGGCATACAGAGCTGTTGCCAGCTTATCACCTTGTGTCTGTCCTTTGCTGGTATAAGCACTCCAGCCCTGTGCTTTCTGCCAACCACCATTGGCAGCAGCGTTCACGTGGATAGACACCAGGCAGACGTTCTCAGCCCCCAGTTTGGAGCACCAGGCATTTACACGCCTACACCTCTCAGCCAGGCTTACGTCCTCATCCTCTGGCACGATCCTCTCAGCATCGTATCCCCTCTTTCGCAATTCCTCTACAATGGTTGCTGCCATTTCTCGGTTGAAACGATACTCTCGGAAAAGACCGTCTGGAGACTGCTTTCCTGCAGTCTCCACACCGTGTCCATTGTCAATTAGTATCTTCATTTTCAGTTCCTCCTGTCTCTGACTTCTTGTGATTATTTGCATTGATTATTGCCTGTGTCAGGGCTTCAGATAACTCATCCTTATTGAGCATCGAAGCAGCTACCTTTCCAGCAATAACAGCAGCCTGTTTCATCTCTTTTTTTGTCTTTTCGTCTGCTTTCTCCCTTATGGAGATCCATTCCACTGAGCACACAAAAATACCTATCACTATCGTCACCAAAGGAATACCCATCATAACGTCAAGACCGAAGATCTCCCAGAACTTACCCAGGTGTATCAAAAGATCCACACCTGTAGCAATCAATAAACCACCCTCGTAGGTGATGAACTTTGTGACACTCCTGCTAAGTGCCGTGCTGTTGGTGTACTCGCCCCTTATCTTAGCCTTGCGAATACCGCAGGCGAGATCCACGCTCATAGCCATCAGGATAACAAGATACACCAGCACCGAAATCAGGAACATATCACCGCAGTTAGCAAAGATATTTTCCATAGCTACCTCCTTTTGTTGTAGCGGAACTTGGATTTTTGATAGAGGTTGAAATTGTCCCTGTCCTCCTGCGTAACACCTGAGTTCGGAGAGAAGAAACGGAATCCTGTCATATCACCCAGCTTCACAACCTTGATTATGGCTCTGAACGGAAAGGTTCTGTTTGGATTGTTCACTACCTCTTTCAGCTTTCGGCTGTCAGTCCAGAAAGCACTTCTAACGCCATTGTCCCACTGAAAGGCTATCAATGTCCTTTTACCGTTTTCAGTATCACGCTCAGTTGCCCCTGTAAAGACAAGCACCTGGTTAATCACATCATCTACAGAACTGTAATCGCAATCAAACAGTTCTTCGTTAGCGTAACCATCCTCCTCTATGAAATCCAAAACTTCCATTGCTCTTACTCTGAAATGTTAGCGAAATCTGCGACAACCATCTGCCTAATTGCAAGACGTTCCTGGAGGAATGTCGTGTAAGGCTCCTTGAAGCTCTCAGGCAGAATACCCAGAACGGCACTCTGATACTCGTTTTGCAGCTGGCTCTCTTTGTCCTTACCAAATTTGGCATTTAGGAGTGTCTTGAAAGTGTTGTCTGAATCCACAGGATACTCAACCCTGAGACTATCATACTGATACCTCTGGGCATAGCCCTCGGTTTCAACTTCCTTTATGTCCAGGACTTCACCCTGTTCTCCGTACTTCACCCACACCTTTTTGATGTTGTGGTTGTACAACTTCGTCTGCTGTCCATTGTGCAGATCTTCAAATACGGCTGGCTTCTGCTCAGTCTCAGTGAGCAAACCCAGGCTCAATCTTTCCTTGTCTGTCATTGCTTCCTATACATTTAGTTAATATAAAATTACTGTGCACCTCTGAGCATCTGATTATCCAGCCATATTCAGACGAATAGATGTGCTTAAAATCATCTTCACTTTCAATCTGGTATTTGTCTTTCGTCTCATTCCATTTCTTGTAGAACCTCAGCAGAATACCCTTTCTCAACAGTATATCGTAGTGGTTCTGCTTGAATCCAACGTAGTCAATACCTCTTGCATCCACTGGAAATATCTGCCAGTTGGCTTTAATCTCCAATTTCAGCTCAGCTCCCAGGTAAAGTCCAAACTTATCCAGTAGCTCGTGCAGCCTTTCCTTGCTGCCATCCAGTACCACCATATCGTCCATATACCTGTAGTAGTATTTCACTCTCAGATCCTCTTTTACAAAGTGATCGAAATAGCTCAGGTACAGGTTAGCCAGGTACTGGCTTGTGAAATTCCCTATAGGCAAGCCTTTATCCTTGCCGTTACTATTAATGATCTTATCCAACAGCCTCAGCACTTGAGGATCCTCTATCGTGTAGCGGATTATCTTTTTCAGTGCCTCGTGATCCACGTTATCATAGAACTTCTTTATGTCTATTTTCAGGCAATACCTGGTTCCAACTTGATCCAGAACCAAAGCCCTGTGAACGTCCTCCACGCATTTGTGGATACCTCGCCCCTTGATACAGGCATAAGTGTTTTCAATGAACGTGTGTTGCCAGTGCTGTCCCAGCACAATAATAACGCAATGGTGAACGATCCTGTCTGGAAAGAAAGGTGCTATCATTATTTCCCTTTCCTTTGGATCCCAGATTGTCTTTACCCTATACTTTCCTGGAATATAGGTTTCATTCACAAACAGGTCATACAGCTTATCCAGATTCTCCAAGTATTCCCTGTTGAAAGCTCGAATATCTCCTCTGTCTCCCTTTCCTTTCTGAGCGTTATATGCAGCCTTGCACAGAACCTCGCTTGAATAGAACAGCCAGTAGAAATCTCTCAGCTTCTTTGTTTGGCAAGCTATCAGCTTTCCTGTCCCTGGAATATACAAGCTATCAGGCTCCTTATCCGAATAATCTATATAATTACACCTGTGGCTATAACAATACGCCAGACTATCAGGATTTACTTTCTTCTTTGCCATTGTGCCGTTGGCTCAAAGCAGAGTTTTCAAACTTTACTCGCACCGCTTTTACTTTCTCTTTTTTTACCAGCTATCAGCGTACCAATAGCCCCTGTGAGGTAAGGTCTGTGGGTGTACAGTGGTAATCTGTAAATCTTCGCTTAAAATGAATTTCACCAAACGGTCTAAGCGGAACCCAATGTTCGCATTCGTATTCGCAGGACGGTTATTCGTATTCAGATAACCGAACCCAGCATTCGCACCATTATTCGCATTCCCACCGAACAGGGCAGCTCACCCACACAACCCAGATTATTTTATTTCAAAGAATCTCTGTTTTGGAAAATCCCCAGGACAGTCAGGACGCTGACTGTCCTGGATCATTCCGTGTTTTCGTTTCCGTTTTCTGTGCAGTCTTAATTACGGCACAAGCGGAACCCACAGTACGCACCCGTACCCGCAGGACGGTTAATCGTACCCAGATAACCGAACCCAGCATTCGCACCACTATTCGCATAACCACCGAACAGGGCAGCATACCATCCACTCGCTGAGGCTCCTGGATGATAGAAATAATCGGTTAGTCCTGTAGTGCTTCCACCTCCAGCAAGATCAGGGAAACTTATCTCAGTCTGTCCATCTGTTGCTTCGTGCATAGGATAGCAGGAAACTGTAGGTAGGTTCGTCTTAGCTACATAACCAGCAGGAACAGCTGCCTGAGTATCGCCAGGAGTTGTGAACTTTGTATGATCGTCACACCAGTAAGCAATGGATTCTGTGTCTCCGTTGTGATGTATAAGTACATCATCAGCATTGTGCCAGATATATTCAAAAGGCACCTCGAACCCACGGTAAGACTGGACGTGGAACGTCTTTGTTCCAGAGGCAAGCTGGAGCACATAATCCACCAGACCTGTGTTGTTACCAAGCGTTGCAGTCACACCAGACGGAATGAACGGATAGTAGCCGTTATGCTCGCTCCATTCGGAACTGTTAAATGCTGTACCGTTGCCCAGTCCTCCCTGATGGAAGCCTTCATCCGTCAGTGTGGCGTTGTAGGCTGCTTGACAGTTCATATTGGCATACTCGATCCTCTGGAGCCATTTTATTGTGTTATAGGCAGCAAAGCAACCTACGTGTGTGCCATTCTTGCAATAGTTCCTCATCGTGGTTCTGGAGATCGCTGTACGCCCCATACCGAGATCGGAGTTTACAGCACCGTCACGTCCAGCGTTGTTTCCACCGCCCCTGAACTGAGCAGCGTTGCTGGTGAAGATCGGTAAGTTGTTGGAATCCCTTGCGATATTATCACCATTCCAGGTGAGAAAACATCCAGAAACAACAGTATTATTCACGTTGTCCACTGTGGCAAGCCACGGTGATATTGTCCTACGTGGAATCTTGACGAATCCAGGAAGCGGATACTCTGAGATCGCAAAGATCCATTCCTGCCCTGAAACCTCGAAGCGGAAATAGTGCTCAGGAATTTCAAGCATCACATTTCCGTCCGTACTGTCAATGATAGCAGCTGCCCCAGAATCTTTCTTTCTGGAATCGTTCTGGTGCAGATAGTATTTCACGGAACCATCCGTATTCTCAACAAAACGTTTCATCTTGCTTTGAATAGGAAGTGTCCTGTGTAAGTCCAGACTGCCCACCCTGGTAAGGATAGGATCAGTGCTCGAATAGTTACCCTTTACACCGTACCACTGGCTGTAAGGGTATTGTGGCTGTGTCTGTCCACTACCAATTAAAAGTCCCATAATTATTGAATTGATTTAGTTGCGTTCACTGCCTCCCCAGTACACATCGTACTTTGCGAGATCTATGGAATTTGGTTCCAGCTTCTGAATCAGGGCTGGTGTCCAGTCATTGTAAACTATTGGGAGATCACTTGCCAAACTATCTCCAACCAGCTTGCATTTCACGGTGCCTATTTGAAAGGCTTGAATCTGCTTTGGGCACACCATTATTGTAAATGGTGCTCCGTCAGGGAGTGCGAATCCCTGTGTCAAATCAGCGATCTTTCCGTGCGAAATAATCCTCAAATACATAGAAAATCATTTACTTAGTTAATAATCTACTGCAAATTTAATAAAAAATATGTGTTCTGTAAACACACTTTTAAGCTAAAGTTATAGGAGCCTCGGAACCAGCCTTACCTCAGCTCCCCAAACCTGTCCTGAACCAGCCTCAGGAATGCTTAACTTTCAGAATCCCTTTGTCTCTCCAACTCATTGATTCGATCCCTCAGTGTCTGTCTTTCAGTATGGAGCTGCTGTATATCGTAAGGTGCTGGTGCCCCAACCAGGGAAGCCTCATAGCACTTCGTCACCTTATAATCCCCAGCCTCCAGTTCTGCTTTCAGTAATTCGATTGTCTTATTATAGTACCGAACATCCTTAACCGTCTCATAGGTGAAAGATATTCTGGAACCCAGATCCACAGGGTGAATCCTAACATATAGCCCAGGAGCACACTCACGCTTTGTTTCATCCAGATCGTCCACAGGTTTGAATCCGTTTTCAATCAGCAATGCAGCCTGTGCTTCAACACTGATTTTCCTGGTGTGTTCCTGCCCCTGTTCGTCCTTATAACGTTCAACAATCTCAGTAACCTCTTTTGTTACCAGATAACCACCTTCGTTTATGTAGCCTAATATCATACCGTTAAAATTTATACCGTCCGATTGTCCAGATTTCGTAATTTGTTCCACCAATACTGTATTTGCTGAAAATAGCTATTGCTGATTCTCCACTCAAAATATCGTAATAATCATTTTCCGTAGTATCATCGTAGATTTTCTGCCCACTCAACGTGTCTATTCTCAGCGTTCCAGCTCCCATTTGCTTGAAGATATAGAAACGTCCCTCTACAGCATCTGTTGGAAGATACACAGTTCTTGTGTTTCCTGAATTAACAAGTCCTATCACTGCTGCTTTTGTGTTTTTAAGGCATCTTTCCTCATAAGTCGAATTGTCTGTTATGTATTTCAGCCCCAGTACAAGTCCAGAGGCTTTCAGATCCAGGAAATATCCACCAAAAGCTGGAGCCGTGCCACTGTTGGAAGCTCTGCCATATACGCCAGCAACAATCGTATCGTCCGAATCAAACGCATAGTCACTTTTAGCGACATTGGCATAGCCCAACCCAACTATGGCTCCTCGGTGAGTAATACCAGTGCTTGCTGGCATCGCATCTGTTCCAGCCAGATTAGCGAAAATACCAGTAGGAGACATATAAGCTGTTCCTGTGGAATAGCTCGGAGCGTTCTTTGCCTCAATGTTTACAACACCAGAATTACCGTTAATATCAATCTTTGCACCCAAGCCTGACAACAGGGAGTGTTCACCACCATTGTTAGCAGCCTCAATGAGTATCTTTGGAACTGAGGCATCTATCACAATTCTGTTATTCTGGCTCGAAGTGTAGTATTTGATAATCTCAATAAGTGGCGTAGTAGCATCCAGCCTGATCTTTGTGGGCTGGCTATAAGATACGTTACCCATCATTGACACAATCTGTCCACCCTCAATCCACCAGTTACCTATTGAAGCACCCTCAGCCAGCAGCAGATTTGTTGCTATGCTCTCGAACTGTGCCCCAAAATTGTTCCAGTAAGTGGTGTTTGTAGGCAGCGTGCCAGCAGGGATAGTGCCAGCATCCACCCTCGCAACGTAATAGTTTCCGAGGTACTTGACAGCCTCCACTATTACATCGGTTCCCTTGTAGGTCTTTGACGAACTCCAGGTTCCACGGTAAGCCAGAGCTGGGCTTTTACCGTCCTGTCCGTCCACACCGTCATAAGGAGTAATACGAACAGGGGTGCTCCAGGCTGTCACCAGTGCATCCGTGTTGCCGTCCTTAACCTTGACTATATCCGCATCTGCCAGGGCACCAGAAAGGCACCATATATCATCCAGATAAATGGCAGATCCAAACATATTATCGTCCCACATAGAGAAGCCCACAACCCTCTCACTCAGGCTTGCAGTATCCACCAGGGCACCGTCCTTGAACACTGTGAGGCTCTTTTCCGTGAACCTCAGAGCAACGTGTGTCCAGATGTTCTGCCCCATTGCCAGCCTCTTTTCCACAGAGCTTACGCCCCACTTTCCGTTAAGGCACCAGTCAATATAACTCTGGTCTGTCCTTACCCAGAAACACAGCGTGAAGTTCTCACCGAAAGGCAGCAGATCAACCATTGTTGCCAGAGCATTGCCAGGCATAGACAGGGCTGTTCTGCCACCGACAGAAGCCACAACTGAGCCAGAACCCAGAGTGATATTCTTGCCGTGTCCAGAAGCATCTGCCATCGTTCCGCTTTCCCCTGAATTGACAGGAATATGGAACAGGGCTTTCTGCCCCAGAGCTGATTTCTGAGCTACAGTCTGCCAGAGGTATTCGAGGGCAGCAACAGAGGGTTGCACAGTGCTCCAGCCTGTAGGATTGGGGTTTGTCTGATCCAAAGCTGGAGGTGTAAGCCTGGATCCGTTCTTTGCAAAGCGGAACTCATAGAACGGCTCCACCTCACCATTAGCTCCTCCGACACCAGAGGCACCCTCAATAAGTGCCCAGGTATAGTCAGCAGGGTTGCTCGAATCCCATTCCTCAAAGTCAGTGTATTGCCCCATATAGGAGCCTGGAGTTTCGCCATTATTATCAGTAAATGTCAATCCTCCGTCATTAGAATACTTAAGATGCAAAAAGGTTGTCCGTCCGTCCTCTCCAGGTGTTCCAGGGTATCCTCGCTCTCCGTCAGCACCTATACGGCTCACAGAGTAAGCCACAGTGCTCTGTCCGTCTGAATACGTCACAGTGGTACGTGTCCACATATAGTCTCCAGGCTCGAAAGTGATTTCACCCCAGTTATTCCACGTTATCGGAATCGTAGAGCCGTCCGTACCCTTTGCATACTTTATTTCACGGCTTGTGATAGTCACGTTGCTTCCATCCTTTCCCACACGGCTCACACTATAGGACGTTGTGGACTGCTGATCGGAATAGGTCACTACTGTACGTGTCCAGAGGTACGGTTTGTTGGGATCCTCAGGAGGAATAGAGGTCTGCCAGGCTGCTGAGCTTCCAGGAGCGTTCACACCGTCAGCACTCCTCACGTACTTGATCTCACGGCTGGAGATCGTGATGCTCGTACCGTCCTGTCCCCTGAACTGTGCCCACGTGTAGCTGCTTGCAGTCGTTGGAGCTGTAGGGTTCGTATCCGTACAGGTTCCTATGTACTTATCTGGAGTGTCTTTCATCTGGGCATCCGTAGGATTTGCCACAGCAGCATACTTGATATGGAAGTATGCACTGGCTCCCTGTCCTCCGTCAGCTCCCTTTGCCTCAATAGCCCAGTACGTGCTATCAGTAGGCAAATGCCCCTTACTTGGATTTGGATTGATATATCTGTAGGTTGCCGTTGAAGTGCCTACAGTATATTGCACCGTGTCGTTTGGATAGTACGTATAATTGCTGTCAAAAGCTCCCCTCGGAACACCCAGAGCGACAGGATCGCCAGCTCCAGAAACCACATCCACGTTTTTGAGCGTAACTTTTTTACGGTTCCCAGAATTGCTCAGGGTAACAGAGCTGTAGCTGTCTCCTATACGGAACAGGTTGCCGTCCAGATCAAGGTAGCTTTCTCCGTCAGATGTCACAATCCGTCCAGTAGTTATCGTGTTGCCGTTGATCCTCGTAAAACCATACGTTGAAGTGAAGTCACGAAACGTTCCACCCTCAGCCAGAGAACCGATTATTCCCACCTGGAAATAATAGTTGTTCGGATCCGATGCTGGCTCCACCTTAAGCTGCTCCTGGGTGACGAACCACACACCATTACTGCCAGTCTTTGAACACTTGGCAAATACGTAATAACCGCCTGGCTGTGATAGTGTAACGTCTTGAGCAGCCATATTCCACACCCTAACGCCATCCTCCTGGATAGTCAGGTGAGACAGGATACCAGAACTTGCCATAAAGTTGTTGGGGTTGCCTCCAACGTTGGCAGCCAGAACTACGCCTGACAGGACAAACTGCTGGCTTTTGCTGCCCACGGTGAGCATATTGGTATCTATACTGTTAGGACGGATATTCTCGTTATCGAAATAACCGTCTGTGTCATATACCATATTCCTAAGCTCCTCCGTAGTCCTCCAGCCCCTCCTTGCCTTTGAAAGGTTCCTCAGGTCATTGATCTGGATTATCTTCTCGTGCTCTATCACGTCCAGGACAGACTGAGCCACCACGCTAATTGCAGTCGTGTCACTCAGCGTCAGCTTGTAATCGTGATCCAGCAACAAGTCTCTGCTTACTTTTTGGATCCTGATATTCTTTTCAATCCCAAATCTGGTATCCTTGATAGGGATGTAATCACCTACCTTGAACAGGCAAGTATCGCTATCTCCTGGCATATTTTCCAAGAAATACTCTCTGTCAAAGGTCAGCTCATACTGGCAGCGTGCCTGTTTCGCTTCATTGAAATACTCCAGAGCCTCGAACCACAGATCTTCCTCGGCATTCTGTACGTAGCTGTCTGGCATATTTATATCCGTCAGCTTGTATTTATCACCTACTACGAAACGGAAAGCATCTGTATCTTCTGTAGGCATCGTCAAACCACGTTCATCTGTGTAAGCTATCAGCTTGAACGTTTTTGTAGTATGATCGTACTTACTCAGCTCGAACTCCTGTCCTGCCAACTTTCCTGTTATGAAAGTGAGCTTGGCATTAGTGCTGTTAATAAGATACTTAGTATTGCCCTCGCTGTCCTTTTCATTCAGATCGAAGTCCATAGTATTGTCCACGAACTCCAGGACGGAACCGCCCAAAGCTGTGACGGTGCCTGTGCGTTTCGGATACACATCATCAAAAGTCTGTGTATCCTCCTCCACGCCTATTGCCTGAGACATAGCTACGTCCTCCAGGTAACGCTTGGTATCGTCATCAATTCCTATTGTCTGGGATCCTGCCTCAATCACAGTGCCATCTTTCAGAACGTGACGGTTCCTGTTTACCCTCTTAGGATATGGCAGTTGGAGACGGTCTGAATAGTCCCTGTAGCCACTCTTTATGTTCTGGCTTCCGCCCTCAGCCCAAAGCCTGGTGATAATTGCCTTATCGTCCACCTTTTTCTCTTTGAGCTGCCACAGTCCATTACCCTTACCCCACTCAAAGTGCGTTGCTCCACTTGGAGGCGTTACAACAGAGCCGAAATTGCCAATATGGATCGTGTTTACACCATTCTCCGTGGTAATTCTGAACTCCAGATTAAACTTATCCTTGCCACAAAGGTTTTGTATAACCTGGAGCACATTATTTTTAGAGAAAGAGACGGTGATAGGCTCGGTGTCTGGGCAGTTCTGCTCATCAAAAGTCCACTCGCCAGGGTTGTCCCTGTTCAAATTATAGATAGCTACCTTTATGAAATCCTTAATGGAATACGTCAGGTCAAAAATTGCTTTCGTGCTGTTTCCGTTGGCATCGCAATTCCTATACTGACATTTCATAAGATCGTACATCACGCCATAGAAAGTCAGTGTATGAACATAATCCTCATCTGTTTGCAGTGCTCTCTCTGGCGTTGTCCTGATCTTGTATGTATATCCGTTGATAACCACCTTATCTCCCTTGCCGAACTTATACGGCTGGGTTGTCCTCAAAGTGATCTTAACAGTATCATCACTCATCAAGGTAGTTTCCTGAACCGCACTTGTCGGAGTGCAGAACGGCTCTTGACAATAGCACTTTATTACGGTGCCATCCCTTTTGATTATTTCAATTTGTTCCATATCACAATAGCATCAGTGGTGAAATCAGTTATATCCTCAATAACGCCAGTTATGATAATATCATATTCTCCTGCCTCAGTATAGGAGTGTGAGGCTGTCTGGTTCTGTCCAGAAAGCCCAAATGTGTGTGTGCCGTCACCCCAGTACACATTTAGTAGCTTGTAGCTTGAGAATCCAAATGAAACGCTGCTGCCAGCCTGTGCAGCCACGTGTCTCAGCACTCTCTTGACTGGTTCATCTTCTTCCAGTTCCATCTTGAACGTTCCCACCATCAACTCATTGTTATAGTGCCCCCAGGTCTTTGTAGGATCTACACCTTTACCCTGGTACACCTCGTAAACAAGCGGTCTTGCTGTGCCGTCATAGTCCACCCTGAGCCTTTGAGTTCCTGAGCCGTCAAACTGGGCAAAGAAAGCGTTTACTTTGTTCACGAAGTCCGTCCGTGACTGAGCTTGTATGAAGCATTCCAGCGTGATCTTACGCTCTTTATACCTCGGATTTTTCTTGTCCCTCACCTTGCCGTGGTAAGCATCCCAGTTCACTGTCAGTCCATCCTTTTTGTCCAGTTGTCCTACAAGTCCAGAGGAATTTGAAACTTCCACCCCAAATTGCTTGAAATTAACTGAGTTAATATAATACTCCACATCTGTCTCTGATTGTAGTTTAAGAACCTCCAGAGCTGTTATGGCTCTATCATATATTCTCACCTCATCCAGAGATCCAAAACTTTCAAAAACACTCGGTTCATTCAGTGAAAGCCCTACAGGATTATTCCTTATACTCTGCGAGAATACAACTCTGCTGCCCAGATATACTGTGAAAGTGCTTCCAGATCGTACAAAGGCAAGAAAGCACCATTCCTCAGCTCGAACATCAAGCCACTGCTCCAGGTAATTATCCAGTCCGTTGAAATTAAGGAGCCAGCCAATCTTTGAGGATAGAGGCTTTACAAAACAGGTAACGGAGAAATCGGAGTTGTATGGAATATCGTATGCCGTGGATGCCTTGCCACCACCCAAAGCCAGAGCCTTACCTATCTTTGCATCTTTTGTCATAGTGGCTCCCTGTGAAAGGGTTGCGTTTTTATGGCTGGCTGAGAAATCAGCTGCCACCGTTCCGTCTGGTTCATCAAACGGCAAGTATAATTTGAGATTGCGATCCATATTAGTACGTTGTTTTGTTTTTATGTGTGACTTTTACCCCTTGCCCCACAAAGGAACAGGTTGCGTTACCATATAGAGAGACGAGCACCTGCGAATCTTTGCCAGCCACAATGATATTGAGGTGTGTATCGTCAAAAGCATCTATAGCGACAGTAGAACGTCCAGACACAAATACCTGTGCTGAGCTATTGTGTCTAATGTACATTTTGCCAACGTTGCAGTTCTGATATTGAATCCTCGCACGGCATTCTCCGTTCAGTACCAGCTTCTGTCTGTTGATCTCCATTATATGTCTGTTATCCAGATAGAATCCGTATTCCTCGCCTTTATTTCCAATGTTCTCTCGTAAAAAAGGCAAAGTTGGAAAATCGCTGCTTATACAGAAGTTAATTCCCTTAAAGAAAAGAGTACTTAGCCTCTGTACAGATAGCCCCTCAGTTAGTAAGTTTTGAAATTCCTGGCACATACCCTTAGATATGCCATCCTGCTTGATTTGTAGTGTTAAGTCCATATTACGATATACCCTGTGATAAAAGATTATTTTCCGCTGTAGCAATACGTCTTACGTCAGCCTTGATCTCCTGAATTTCTGTCGCTGTTATGCCTGTATTCGCTGCTATTGTTGCCTGATACCTCAGCTGTTCCTTTAACAGCTCCATCTGCATACTTTGATTGATAACAACAGCATTCATTCTACCAGCGACAATGTTTCCTGTCTCCTCACTCATACCAGTAATAGCTCCTGCCAGAGCATCTGTATCCTCCTCACCGTTCATAATCCAGTCTCCCAGCCCCTCAATAGCATTCTTGTATGTCTCGCCAGCCAAATTAGCTAACTGCTCAAAGCGTGCCCTTTCTTCGTCAGTCAGCACACTATCCTCCATAGCCGTTCCCAAATACTCTATTGCATCGTTGATGCCCTTTGCAAGGAATTGACGTTTAAGAGCTTCCTTAACAGCATTTTTGAGCACGTCCTGAACTTTCTCTCCAAAGGCATCCATTGCCTTTTCCCCTGCCACTATAGCATCCCAAATGGCATCGCCAAACTCATCTATCGCGCTTTTCACGTCAGTACCAGCCAGAGTGTCTTGCATTTCATATTTCAGATCCTCCATCTTGTTCTCAATGGTAGTAATCTTTCCCTCCCACTCCTCAATTTTGTCCGTGTCGGTTTTCTTCTGTTCTTTCTCCTCCTTGATAGCATCCTGGAGATCCTGCTTTTGCTGCTCCAGGACTTCAAGCTCTGCCTGATACAGCGCAAGAATATCACCCTGTTGTTTTGCAGCTTCCAACTCCTCCCTAAGCCTCTTAATCTCATTCGTGAGTTTGAAATAGGAATAATAGGTTAGTGTTTCTTTTTTAACTTCAAGTTGCAACTCCTGTTGTCTTGCTGCTATTTGATCCTTTATAGCCTGTAGTCTTTTATCATAGGCATCCTGTTCTTCTGGCGTGAATACCCAATAAGTCCTTTTCATTGCATTTTCCAGCTTCTCATACGTTTTCTCCAGCTCTTTCACGTGTTCTTCGAGTGCTTTAACTCTCTCCTCTGAATCTTTATCTGGATTGATCGTAGAAAAAATAGCCTGGACAACCTGGAGTGCTAACGATATGGCAGCCAGGATCACAGATCCAGTCTCTGCTGTTTTTATGGCAGTAGCCATTGCAATACCAGCCATAGTGATACCAGATATAGAGCTTATTACAGCTTGTCCTGTATCACCCAGAGCATCTTTCAAAACATCACAGCTATCTATGGCATTATTGATAAAATCGAAGCATCCAGAGGTGGCACTTGCCAGGTTGCTCCAGTCAGCTTGTATCTGCTTTGCACTTTTCTTAGCTCCGTTTTGGCTCTGGGTAAATACCGCTTTCAGAGCAGTACCCATAGCCTTGAAAGGATTGGTATCCAAAACCTTTTTCTTGGCTAAATCCAACTGTTCCAGAACGGCTTTTAGATCCGCTGGATTCAGCTTCAAATCAGCCGTATTCATCTTCGTTTGGATCTCGTTCACTAACTTATCTATCTGTTCGACAGTGAGCGAATCCAAATCAGAGAACAGCTGTTTCCAGCTTTCCGTACCCATCAGCATTTCGGCATTGAGGGCAGAAATGGCATCTGCCATTCCTTGTTTCACCAGGGCTATTCTTTCTTCATCACCCTCTCTCTCTGCCTCTGTAAGTAGTGCCTGGTAGTTTGTCTGTATTGCCAGCAGTTTCTCATTGTATGTTTGAAAATCACTGAGGAGGGTTTCTTTCAGCTCTTTCTGATACTTAGCCTCATCCTCGTTCAGCGTATAAGCTGCCTGTGTGGTCTCATCTGCGTTGAGCTTAAATTCCCCATTAGACAATCTTTCTTTGAGTTCGGCAACCGCCTGGAGTTTTTCTGCCAGATTTGAAGCCTGAGCGTAAGCCGTTGCAACACTATCCTTGAAATTATCCATAGCCGTCTTGGTGCCATTCAACAGCTCCTGCTGCTCTTTCAGTTGGTTCAAAGCGTTGGCATCTCCAGAAGTAAACCCATCTGGATTGCTTGCCTTTTTCTCCTCCAGAGCTGTAATCTGGCTTGTTACCCAGGACGTAAAAGAACCACCCTCTTTGAGAAGATTTGCGAAGTGGCTATCTGCCACATCCTTACCAACATTCTTCACCCACTGGAAATATAGCTCGTACTGTTGTTTCTTGTACTCTATCTCACCATCGAACAGGCTCTGCTGGGTTTTGTCAAAGCTCTGGTTTTCTGCAGTCCTCCTTGCCTCAAACCCCTCTTTCTCCTCCTTGCTCAGTCCACCTTTGCCAGCTTTCTTCCTGGCATTGATAAGCTCTTTCTCCTCCTTATCTATATTGTCCAGATTTTTCTGGTGTTCCAGAGTAGCTATCGCCTTGCGTTTCTCATAGCCCTCCTCCATAACGGAGATCCTCGCCTCCTCTACGGCACGCTCAGCCTCCAGCTGTTTTTGGCTCAGGGCAGCCTGATTGTCGGCTCCTTTCTCGCCAGTCTTGGGCAGCTTCTTTGTCAGGGCTTCAATATCCTTTGTCAGCTCCTTATATTTAGTGCTATTTATCTCAACGTTGGAACGCTCATCCTTAAGCTCCTTGATTCTGGCAGAAATGCCAGATTCGGTATTAAGGCTCTCCTGCTTCTTAGTTTTGGCTCCTGTGAGCTTATCCATTAGATCCTGGAGTTCCTTAAGCTCAGCATTGTCTGATTCAACCTTGACGGTTTTTTTGTTCAATTCATCAATCCTCTTTTTAGTATTCTTGATCTGGGTATCCAGGTCAGAGAAAGTGAGCGTTGTGTAATCTGTCTCCACGGCAACAGTCACCTTTTGATCTTTCTTGGTGTACTGTTCTATCTGTGACAGTTCTTTCTGTACGTCCCCAGATTCAGCCTTTGCTGACTTAACGATGTCATCAAAATACTTCTGGAGCGTACTCCTATAGCTCTTCATATCTTTATCAGCAGCTCCAGTCGCAGCCTGAAAAGCCTTTGCCATTCCATTGAACAGCTTATTATAGGTCTGAGTGTATTCCTCACCTGTAAGCTCCCTTAGTTTGTCAGCTGCCTGCTTAGCATCAGCTTCTATCAACTCAAACAGGGCATCAGAGGCTCCCTGGATCTCTTTCACATTGTACCAATAACCCTCGCCATAGTCTGAAACCTCATAATTCTTGAACTTACCTGTCTGCTTTTTAAGTGTATTCAAAGCCTCGGTGTCACGCTCGCTCCTATCCTGTGCAGCCTGTTCTGTATATTTTGCTTTGATCTTCTCAGCAGTATTCTCCTGAATAGCTCTGGTAAGCTCCTGATACTTCTTTTTCTGATCTTCAAGTGTGCTATTCTCCTCCAGCAGAGTAACGTTATATTCCTTGCAAAGAGCATTGATCTTATCAAGAGCTTTCTTATGGCTATTGGTGCCCTCTGTAGTATGCGCCAGTACTGCCATCATAGTATCCAGCTCCTCAGTTTGTTTTCTGGTGGAATCCTGAAACTCTCCCTGTGCCGTTTTTGCCTCTTTGGTCTTTCCAGTGAACATTGTAATAGCACTGACTACCAAACCAACAATACTTAGGATCCATCCCAGAGGATTAGATTTCATAGCAGCCCAGAGCGTCTTGACTGCCAAAGTAGCTTTTGATGTGACAGCGGAAAGGATGCTTGTGGCAGCTGCTTGTGCCCCCTTTGCAGTCGTGTCCTGAACACTTGCTGCCGTGCTCTGCCTGGTGGCAGCTGCTTCCAGGGCTTTCTTCTTTGCATAAAACTCTGACTGGGCAGCCAGAGCTGCTTTCCTGGTAGCTGATTGTTGCTCTACAGCAGCCTCCAACTTTTTCTCCGCTGCTGCTATTGCCGTGGCATTCCCTGAGGTTTTTGCCCAGTACACGTCCAAACGTGCCTGTTCTACAGCTGCTGTGCTTGCGATTGCACGCTGTTTGGCAGCTTCGACTGAGGCAGCAGCAGCACTCACATCGGCACGCATTGCATCCAGTGTCGCTGCCTTATTCGCTTTCTTTGCCATTACCTCCTGTTCCAGAGCTGCCTTATAGATGGCACTCTTTGACGAAAGATCCGTCTTTTTCAGGGCTTCCTGCTGTTCAACAGACAGAACTCCCAGGGCTGCTGCTTCGTAGCCCTCAGAGCTTGTGGTAAGTCCCAGATTTGACAGGTATTCCTGCTGCTGAGCCGTAAGGAGACTGGCTATTGTGGAGATCCTGAGCTGCTTTACAAGGTTTGCCTGTTCCGCAGCTGTTAGCTCAGCCTGGAGTGCAGCAATATGAGCCTCCTCCGCTGCTGTCATAAGATCAGTCTGAGCCTTAGTCTTTCCTGTAATAGCAGCATCGGTTTTCATCAGTGCAATCTTCGCTGCCCTTACTGTATTGTCTATCAAAGCAACGCCAGTGTAGCCCTTTGTAGCCAGCGTATTTGCTACGATTCCTGCTTTTACAGAGCCGTAACCTATTGCTACAGCTTTTAAGATCCTGATTATCTCATCGTAGTTTTCCACCAACGTAGAAGCTAAACCGATAGCCCCAGCAAATAGATCCTGATTCTGTTTTCCGATCTCATTCAGCATACTGTCCCAGGCATCCTCCAAGTTGGAGATCATACCAGTAAGGGAGGCTGACTGTTTCGCCATAAGGTTGTAGAACTGCCCTCCAGCTCCTGTGAGCTTATTGAGCACCTTTTCCACGTCAGCAAAACCGATCTTGCCAGCCGTAACCATTTCATTGATCTTTTCGGCTGTCACACCGTACATATCTGCCAGCTCACGAACCAATGGAATACCACGACCTATGAACTGCCTTACGTCCTGTGTATAGAGCCGTCCCTGAACCATTGTAGTACCATAGAGGTACACAATATCATTCAGAGGGATTGAGAGACCAGAAGCTATGTTTCCCAGCTTTACAAGTGTATCATTCACCTTATCAGCTGCCAGACCGTAAGCCATAAGCTGTTTAGCACCGCCAGCAACGCCCATAAGGTCAAACGGTGTCTTTGCAGCCGTCTCCACCATCTGATTCATCAATGCCTGGGCTTTGGTTCCGCTGCCCAGCATTGTCTCAAACGCTATCTCCAGCTGCTGGAATTGTCCTCGTGTAGTAGCAATACTCTGGAGCACGCCCATCATACCCTGTCCAACAAGATATGTGGAAAGATACGCTGCGCCCCTCTGGGCAAACTGGAGCAGAGAATTTTCCATATCTGCTGCTTCTGCTTGAGTTGTAGAGGAAACGTGCCTGACTTGGTTTTCCATTGCCTGAGCAGACACGCTAAAATTGTCTATATCCAGGGTTGCCTTGAAACCCAGTGCTCCATTTATATTGTCCATATCAGTCTCCTGTTATAAATTTTTTAAGATCTTGTTTCGTTTTCAACTGAACTTCCACCACCTCATCATCGGTGGTCTTTTCGATTTCGTCAGTGTTAATCCTGGCAGCATCTGCCATCATCATATTGACGTTGAGCCAGCTTATGCCCCAAAGCAAATACTCATACGTCCAGCCATAAGCCTTGCATATTTCGCCCCTGCTTCCCCAGGGACTGTGCATACCTTTGACTTTAGCCTTGTCATTCTTTACTCTACCAGATCGGCTTCGGGTGCTGTCACGCTGTTTGATAATATCAATCTGATAGAGTTGGTAAAACCCCCAGAATTACGCATTACGGCAATGGTGCTGCAAAGACGTTCCATCTTGGCTACAGTAAGGTGAGTGAAAAAGAAATGTTGGAGTTGCTTTACCTCCTTGTACATAGGATCCACAACCTCAGAACAGTTCAATACAGCAATAGCCAGAATCCTGGCAAGTCTTTGACTATATTTGAACAGCTTTTTACTTTCCCCTATTGGGTTCTCTTGAATCTTACCCTCATTATATTCAATTTCGATACTCTCCTTGCGAATCATATCAATCGTGCCCAGGTACAGAGGCTTGATAATAAATTGCCTCATATAAGTTTTCACCATTTTCTGCTGGGTTGCATCTGGCACCTCCTCTATTGTTACATCCCAGTCCTTTGGTATTCTTCTGTCTCTGTAGATTTTGGGATTATTAGGGAATAGCTTGTTCCATTGTCTAATCCACCAGGGAGCTTCTTTCGGTGTGAGCTTCAAAGGCACCTTGAATGTGGCACCCATAGAAATAAGGGCATTGATAGCCTGTTCCTCTATCTCCAACCGTTCCTCTCTCGTTAGTTCTTTCTTTTCTTCCATAACTTGGTTTTATTTAAGAAAGCCCCCCATCCTGGGGATAGGAGGCTTTCCGTTGTACGAATACACGTAGAGTAATTATGCACTAAGGCTCTGTCCAGGGATCGTCTGATCCTCGGTGTAGAGGATAGGAACCTCAGGATCCGCTGTTACCTCCAGGAGGGAAATACCAGTCTTGGCATAGGTCGTGTTGATCTTGCCCAGAGTGTCTGCCAATGGAATATGCAGTGCATCCCCATCGTCAGGCAGAATGATAAACGCCATCTTGATAGGGGTGTAAGCAGCTGGTTCCTTATAAGTCGCAGGAGTGTCGGGGCTGCTGGAAGCAGGGGTGTAGATACCACCCTCGAAGTCAGCACGTTCCTTTTTACTCGGATCCATAATGGAGAACACAAGCTGTTTGTCACCTTTCGTCTTAATGACGATCTTCTTTGTGCTGGTCTCGCTCTTGTGAATGGTGGAAGATCCATCACCCTCTTTGAATGAAGCGGTATCCTGGTACACGTCCACGGCTGTAAAACCTGAGGTCGGCATCGCTCCAGAATTTCTGGCAGCATCAATTTCAGAAGCAGTCAGCTTCTTGTAGAAAAGGGCTTTAATGCCCAAAGTTGCTAATACGTTGCCCATAGTTGTATGAAATTTATTTGTTCTTTTCTCTAATTACGAGTTGCAGAGCCACGGACATAAAGTGTTCATTGTGTCCCTGTTCTTTGATGGCTGGGTTCAATCTTCCGATATACCAGTTCCACCCAGAACCAGGCTCTACGTAGTTTTGCAGTACAGCAATCACCTGTGCCCTTATCTCTGTCAATCGTTTATAGTCTATTCTGAATAATGGTTTTCCTGTCCCAGGATCCGTCAGTGTCAGGTCAGGAACGTGGATATTCACATTTATCTGTCCGAACCTCAATGAAGCCTCGCCATCAGAAGTGTGCGGAACTATTATCACGTCCTCCTTTGAGTAGTCGGTACGTTCATAGTCCACAACTCCAGAGATCGTCAGAGTGTGAGCTGTCACAGCAGCCGTAAGCAGCTGATATGCTCTCTGTGCTATTTCCTCAGTCGTAATCATACGCCAAACATTTCCTGTGCCTTTTTACTGGCTTTTTCCTGTAACCGTGCAATAACCTTTGGGAAGTCCGTTCTGGCTTTCAGCTCAGCAGGAAGTATCACGTTGTAACCCTTTGCCTCCACATAGGCAGCGTAGTTCATTCCAGCTACCACGATGAGTGAGAAAGTGTTAGGCACACTGGCAGCATATTCTGTAGCTACCTTTAGTGCTGTGTCAGCACCCTCTCCAGGCTGGTTTTCCCCACCGTAAGAAACTATCTTGCCCTCCTTTACCACAGCGTAAGCAATGGAGTTTGTGAGGTTGCCTGTTCGGTCAGTATAGTTGTGCTGCTCTTTTGCATAGGCAGCAAGCTGCTCACCCAGGTACTGGAGCTGGAACAGCGTTGCTTTCTCAACTCTTTCCCTGAATGCTGCCACCTGTGCAGCAATGTAACCCTTTCCGAACTGTGGTGTTATCCCCATATCTCAGTGTATCTCCTGTTCAAACTGTCCACGCCCTGAACGGTAAACACGTCCTCCTGTCCGTTCTCATCCGTCACCTTGACTTTCATTCCCACGACAAACTCAACCTTGCAATACTTGGATATAAATACGTCATAGTTGTAGCCGTGATCCTGTCCGTCTGTGCCACGTCTGATAACAGCAGGAAATCCTTTGTCTATCTGGCACTCCATTCCGTCCAACCAGGCTTCTGCTGGCACCCCAGAGCTTACTATATAGCCAGTCTGACTATCTCTCTGTGCCCCCTGGAGGAGTTGATATTGGAATGTACCGTTTGTCCTGCCCATAGCGTTACCACATTTTGGAACCGTCAGAAATCTCAGACACCTCATCAAAATCGGATACCTCCAGACAGTTCTCACGGCAAAGTGCCTTGATACGTTTTCTAAGCTCGTCTGTGTTGTACCCCTGTGAGGACTTGCCCAGGCTGTCGGAGGACAGCACTGTGAGCTTACGGAGGCAGCGAATGGCTGCAATAGCAATGGTGCGTTTGTCAGCAGTAGGATCGTATGCCTCAGTCTCAGTCTCCACACCAGCATCTGCCAGGGCTTTTCTCAAAGCACTGCCAGAGACAGTATAGGGTTCAAGCTCAGCAATCAGAGCATCCAATTTTGTGAGTGCCATAGCTGTCAAAGATCTTTATTGGTAAACCGTTTATCCACGGAAAATAATAGTCCAGTATTAACCTCCTTGACGTAACCCTTAACGTAAATATCATAGACGGTTGCATCGTTGAAGTTATTGAGAACGTTGCTCTGGATATAGCTGTTAAGCCAGGCATTTGCCTCCACGCCCTCAGGTGCCTCTATGCTGTAGAGCAAGCTGGCATCGTTGAGTTGGAACACGTTTACCTGATCGTTGAGAACGTTTACAGAGAAGTCCCCTGCTATTGCCGTGGGAGCGTTTGACACGTCCCCAGAAAGCTCCAGACTGAACTTAAATTCTGGCTTCACGTTGTTGCACGCCACAGCTCCCAACAGGAGACAGGCGAGCACTGGTAGTATTTTCAGAAAATTTTTCATCTTGATTTTGATTTACTTGGTTAATTCCTTTGCAAGCTCCTGAGCCTGTTCCTCTGAAAGTTCAGAGACTTTCTCGGATACGGCTTTCAGTCCAGCATTGGCAGCTGTCTTGACACCGATAGCATTCAGGGCTTTCTTGACTACAGCGACAGGGTAGCTTTCGCTCCCTACAGTCACCACCTCGGCAAAGTTCTCAGGTTCCTTTGCCTCAGTCTCAGCTGCCTTTTTAGCAGCATCCTCTTTGGCTTTGGTCTCTGCTTCTGCCTCCTTAGCTGGAGCCTCATTCTGAGCCTTAGCAGGTGCTTCCTCAGCTCCCTTTACAGGTTCCCCTTTCGGTGCCTCAGGCTTATCTACAGTCACCACCTCGGCAAAGTTTAGAGCCAAAAGGTTCTTTACCCTTGCCTCATCGTTTGTGGTAAGGAGTTCCCCAGAGTGTATCAAACGCCCTGGGTGCTCCTTATCGTAAAAGTTCACTTTTGCTCTCAGAGTGTACATAGCTCACAGAGTTTAAGCGGTGATGGCTGCCTCGTAAGCTGCCTTTGTCCTCCAGCTGGAACCGTCAGACGTAGCAACCTCGGTGATACCACGAACCTGGAAACAAACGATCTGGTCGATCTCGGTGATGATAGGGATCATACGAGCTGAACCCTGGGTGTACTCGGCTGCAACCTGTGAGGTTGAATCACCAGTACGCCACTTGGCAATACGGATACCGTCACCAGCATTCATATATTCTACGTTCTCCTCCTCCATCAGCTCATTGTCCTCAATGGCTGGCTGGATTTCACCGATCTTGCCAGCTGGCTTGATACAGATGTAGTTGTGCTGCCACGGCTCAACAGAGGTACGGTTTCCGTCCACATCCTGAGCCATCTTGCGTGTTACCACAGAGATAGCAGGGATCAGGTTCTCGGAAAGGAGGTTCTTGAACTCGGTTTCCGTCACAGCCATATCCTTTTTGTCGGTGCCGTGAGCAAGGAGGCGAGTGCGAGCATCCCTCTTAAGCCAGAAATACAGATCCTGAGCCATAAGGATCTCACCAGGCTCAATGCCACGGTTGCGAAGCTCAGAGCAGATTTCGGCAAGCTGCTCAATAGGAGAGACGTTGCCAGCAGCGGTGTTGGTCTTGTTCCAGTTGTACACTGAAACGAGCTTGTTATCCTCCCCCATATTGTAATCCACCTCATAGGCACGTCCACCAGGGTTGTTGATAGACGGAACGAACTGGCAGACACCCCAGTTTGAAAGGGCACGGAGGAGAATGTAGTCCATCACGTCCTTACATCCGAGATAGGCATCCTGCATTGCGTTCCTGAGTGTCTTTTCAATGGCTTTTACCTTATCCTGTTCCTTAAGGAAAGGGTTTTTGTAAGTCTCCAGGAGCTTACGATACTCAGAGGCTTTCATAGGGAACTTGTGTCCCACACGAGGGATTTCACCAGTCCAAATATCGAAGCCGTCAGTTCTCCTATTAGGGGTAGGTGATTCGTCTCCGATAAGGGTTGCCATAAAGCGGAGCCTGTACTTGCCCTGGATACCCTGAGCAGTGAGTGACATTTGAGGGGTATTGAACTCACAGAGCCTGTCGCAATACATCTCCTGGAACAGCTTTACCTCACGTTCTGAGGCTTTGTCAAAGGTCTTTTTCCACATTGCCAGGAAGTCAAGCGGTTTGCCCTCCCTGTGGAGACCTGTAAGAGTTGCGTAAATTGATTTCATAATTTATACCTCCTTTTGAATTAGCACTGAGCCTCAGTGAGACGAATATGGGAGTTGCCAGCAAGGTACTCACCACTGATCTGTGAAGCAGGAATAGGAGCAACACGGTTCTTGTACAGAGCGTACTGGAGTGTGTCAGCTGTCACGTCAATAGGAGTTTCAAAGTCACGAACCTCCACGTCAGAGACGGTGAGACGTGTTGCTATGCCGATTTCGGCTGCATAGTCAGAGACTTTCTTGACGATCTCCAAAGTGTCACCAACGATAAGCCCAGCGATAGCCTTTGAAAGGACAATATCAAAGGAACTGTCGGTACGCTTTACAGAGGAGATAGTCGGAACATCACTCCAGCCAACGCTGTTAGCTGAGAAACCAGCCTTATAGACAGGCTCTCCAGCCACAAAAAGAGGCTCATAGAACTCACTAACCTTGAGTGAGACTTTCTTTGAATCGTCCGCATCAATAGCCACAACCTTTGCGGTCTTGATGATCTGTACGGTGCGGTTTGTTTCGTCCACGATGGCAAGCGAACCCTCAGGAATGACAGCATCAGCAGCAAAGCTCTGATTTACCTTGTCCAGGTTGTAGCCACCAGGAACAATCGAAACGGCACCAGTAAACACAGGACGTGAGCCTGAGAATGAACGAACACTACGTTTCATAATTGTTTACTTTTTTTCTGTTGAAATTGATTTTAACAAGTCCTCGGCTGCACTGTCTGTGTCCTCGGCACTTGCACTCTTAGCACCCTCCAGATCGTCTTTGTCCAATCCATTGGTGATAAGCTCCTGCTTGTAAGCAGAAACCACTTCCTCCACGTTCTCATCGTCCTCAATGGACTTAGCGAAACGCTTACGGAGATACTGTGGAATCTTGTGCTTCTCCAGAGCTGCTTCGATCTCTGCCTGTCTGGTTTTCTTGGACTTCTCAGCCTCAGCTGCTGCCAGCTTTTCCTCCAGGGCTTTGATACGAGCTTCCATCGGATCCTCCTTTTTGGACTTCTTGGATTTCTTGGACTTTGGTTCCTCCTCATCGTCCTCCTCATCCTCATCGTCCTCATTTTCCAGATCTTCTTTCTTCACCTTTTTCTTGGTGTCCTTTTTAGCTGCCCATCTGGTTGCTTCTGCCTGGCTGTGTTCGGCAATCTTAGCCACCTGATTTGCAACTTTCTCGATCTCCTCGGTGTCTGTCGAATCGTCTGCAATGCTGCCACCTATAGCCTCGGTTATCGCACTCAGATACTTCTCAGACAAGCCATAATCTTTGCAAAGGTTCTTGACCTTATCGAAAAGTGCTTTGTTCATAAATGAATTGTTTTGGTTTATAACAACTGCAAATATATGATTTATTTTTCAATGTGTGTTCGTCAAACACAAATAATTTAACCAAGTTAATAAAGCTACCTGGAGCTGGATTTGCCTACAAAAGTGCTATATTTTGAAAATAATTGATAAAAAGTATTGCATATTAAAAATAAAGCACTACCTTTGCAATGTGTTCAGGAAACACAGAACAAAGTGCAACGTTCAAAAACAGAGTTATTATGGCAAAGACATTATCAGTACACGTTCTCTACGGAGACAAAGCAGACCTCCTCACCGTTATCAGCCGTCTTGCTGAAAACGACTTTTCTTTCAATTACAGCGGTGAATACCTATACAGTTCTACACCCTGGGACTTGTTTCTGGAGACCTATTGCCAGGACATAAAAGACCGTCTCCATCCTTGCGTTGAGAACTGGAGCGAGAGCTGCCTTTCTGGGCTGTACGAGGGAAAAGAGAGCGACACCGAGGTAACAATCTTCGAGGAGGGAAACAATCAGCCTCTGTGCAAAGTGTACACCTATCCTTGCTACATAGATCAGTTCAGATCTTTCCTGAAAGAAAAAGGCATTCAGTATGAATGGCTCCCTAAGAAACTTTAAGTGCAACAATATAAATCCAAAGAGTTATGAAAATCGGAGATCAAAACTTCAACCAGGCTGTGGAGATCATAGCCAACTACCAGAGCCAGACAACAGTTAGCTTCAACGTGCCGATCAATGGCAACTACGGCAACGTGTATCCTATTCTCCTGAAAGAGGCTTGCCCAGGGCTGGTGAATAGCCTATTAGCACACGGCTATAGCATCGGTATCTGTGACAGGGGAGCCTACGTGGACAAATACTAAGTTAAACCTTAAATGCAACGTCAAATGAAACACAATCTTACAATGATAGCCGAAACCCCAGAGCCTGGGGTATTCGTTACAATTATCAGAGACGGTGATGAGATAATAGACACCGTGAAAGGCAGACACCCAGCTGGAGTTGCCGTCTGTGCTTATCGTCCAGGACACAGCAAACCGCTTCGTCCAATCTATGGGCTGACAGCTGGGCACGTAAAGCCAGAGGTAAAAGCTCTGAAAGCAAAAGGGTACGAAGTTGAGATCGTTGAACTGCAATTCGACAACAGCAGAGGCACGATCATATATCCTGACGGAAAGGTTTTCTACGTCAAACCTCAGGACGGAAAGAAGTTCAGTCTGGCAGAACTTTACAAGCTGCTTGATTGCCAGTTGGTACAGGTTCTCTATCTGGGGTGTGAGAGCAAGAAGATACTGATCCTGGATGAGGAGGGTAAGTTCAAAAAGGAACCGAAATACAATGCCAGAGCTTCAAAGCTCGCCTACAGGTTCCACAAGATCCGTGAGACGGATAGAATTGTGGGAACAGTAATGCTCTGCGATGAAAACCTGTTTTAATCTTACGGCTATGATTACACGAACAGAAAGACAGATTGTAGAGTTTCTGAAGCGTGCCAAGCGTATCACGATTACGGCAGAGGGCGAGTGTGGGACTTTGTTGGAGTTCAAGCCCTCACCAGTTCAGGATAGCAGGAAACTCAAACACGATTTTGCCCTGGCAGTCCAGGACTATTTCAACAACATTAAAAGAATATGACAACACTTGAACAGAAAGCAGCTCAGTCAGACGGAAAGAGCACGTGTGGCACAGAGTGTCCGCTGTTCTATAACTGTAGGCACGTTGGGGATCCTGACAGCTTAGCTATAAAGATCGCTCAGCTGTGTAGCAGGAAATTCCTTGAGGGATACAGAAAAGGATATAACCAGAGAAAAAAGGAGGAAAAGAAATGACAATTCAGGACTATGCCAGAGAGGTAGATCAGCAAGACAAACTCCAGCAGGAGTATTTTGCGAAAAAGAGGCAGGGGATCCACGATAAGGATCTACTGGCTCGAAGTAAGAACCAGGAAGCCAAAGTTAGGGCTTTGACAAAACAGATTCTCAGCCCAGAATTTCAGGAACCCACAGAAACACGTCTATTTTGAGTTTATGAATACAGGCAATAAGATTATTCACGTTGAGCTGAAAGAGCCGTTTCTGGGCAAAAAGAACCACTACTACGGCAGTGTCTCAGCTATCTTCCAGGAAATACCTGAGAGCGTGATCGGAGTAAAGGCTATAACAGTGCAGAGGAACCTCCAGAAAAGTACGGAGTACCAGGCACCTGGAGCCACTATCAGAAAGGGAGTATTAACCAGAAAATCACAGAGGAGGTAACGACTATGGCTGCAAACAACAATCCGTATTACATTGTCCCTATGATAGCAGGGGACAAAATGTTGCAAGCTGTTGGACTTGCTATTGAAATGGCTAAGCAAAGCTACCCACACCTGGTAGAGGAGCTTGAACACGCTGAGCAGATCTGGAGGAGGGATGCTCTGTCCTTTATCGGATCAGAGAAGATCCCAGCCTCAGCTCACCCAGCATATAAGGAGGGCAAGAAATGACTGTAGGAGAGCTTAAGAAAGCCCTAAAGGGCTACAAAGATTCGTCTGAGGTTTTCTTTGTCAAAGACTGGGAAGCCTGTAACGAGAACGGAGAGCTGACAGAGCTTGCCAGCCTCAGGGACGTAACCAGCCAGAGGGTGGTTATTGATATGGGGTTGGATTTTGAGGATGTAACCCAGGTACTTCTGGAATTTGAGGAGGAATAACAATGAAAACAATCTGGAAATATCCGTTACAAATTGACGATTACCAGCAAGTATCTTTACCAGAGGGAGCAGAACTGCTGTGCGTAAAGATCCAGAGAGGGACACCGTGTCTTTGGGCACTTGTGGATCCCAGTAAACTTGTTATGACAATTCGCACAATCCGCTGTGCTGGCACTGGGCACCCTATTGAGTCAGAATACACAAAGTATCTCGGAACGGTGCTAATTATGAATGAAAATCTTGTATTTCACTTTTTCTCACAGGAATAGGAGGACTGAATATGGCAAAGCACAAATGCAAAGAATGCGTGCACTTTCCCAGGGTAAGATTCCACTGGATCCAGAAAACAGGGTACTGTGCCCAGAAGCACGGATACACAAAAAGAACAGGCGAGCAATATGCTTGTGAAGCGTTCAAGCCGTATCTGGATAACTCAGAGTATGACTATGGGCACAATGTAAACCACAAACCAAAGGAGGATGAATTATGATAGGAGCAATTATTGGAGATATTGTCGGCTCACGCTTCGAGTTCAGCAATAACACCACGTACAGAGATTTTGATCTGTTTACAAAAGATAGCAGCTTCACTGACGATACGATATGCACAGTGGCTATTGCTGATGCTCTGCTGTCTGGCAGGAGCTATGCTCAGAGTGTCCGTGACTGGTGCCACAGATACCCTCACCCTATGGGAGGATACGGAGGATCTTTCGCTGCCTGGCTGAGATCCGAGTGCCCAGAGCCTTACTACAGCTTTGGCAACGGAGCTGCTATGAGGGTTAGTCCTGTCGGCTGGTGGTGTCAGGAGCAGGAGGCTATTCTGGAGCAAGCCAGGGAGACTGCAATGTTTAGCCACAATCACCCTGAGGGAATCAAGGGAGCACAGACGGTTGCCTATGCAATCTGGTTCCTGAGGCACACAAAGGATCTGGCAGCTTTCAGACGTAACATTGAGGCAATCTATCCAGGCTTTATGAGGGATTATCCTGTGGGTGTGTTCGATGAGACTTGCCAGGGCACCGTCCCTGTCGCTTGCAAGATCATTTGTGAGGCTTCCAGCTTCGAGGATGCAATCAGACGTGCAATTCTCCAGGGAGGGGACAGCGACACGCTGGGAGCCATAACAGGATCAATAGCAGAGGCTATCTGGGAGATCCCAAAGGAAATACTTAATTTTGTAGCGTGCTACCTCACAGACGAAATGACAGATGTAGTATGTAGGTTTTATAGTGCCCTACAGAACTCTGAAAGGTATTGATATGGAAAGCGACTTTTGTGTTTGTCACAGTACCTGGGACGATTATAGGCAGATAGATATTCTGTATCAAAATGGGCTTGGAAAAGTATCTATAACACTGGAGGACGAAAGCGACACGGCTATTATCTTTGGACTTTGGGTTGCCCCAGAGCAAAGGAATAAAGGCTATGGCTCCAGATTACTGGAACAGGCAGAGAAATATGCAAGCGAGCTTTGGGGTATTGAAAAAGTCAAGTTGTATGCCGAAAAGGAATTACGCTGTTTTTATAAAAAATTGGGTTATCACAACAAATAGATTATGAACGCTGAGCTTAAGAAACTGTGCAAGTTCTACAAAGGTGAGGACACTTGCCCTTACAGCCAGGACACCCAGAGGGATCAGTATATGTTCTGGTTCTACGAAAAGAAATTTGAACACGAATACTTTGATAGCAAGCTCCACCAGGACAAAGCTCTGAATGCTGCTTTCGATGATTATCTGAATAAGCTATTCCCAGCCCTGTCTGACAAATACGGTGCAATGGACGATGGAACCTGGTTCCGTGATATATATGAACGCCTGGAGCCTTAGATCTGAGCTATAACCTCCACGTCCAGGTATAGGTGCCCATATTCCACGTATGCCTTTGTTACCCTGAATTTAGTACCCCTTTGGATTATCGTTTCAAACTCGTGTCCAAAGGAGTATTTTTCTGTACCATTCCACATATTCCAGGATGAGCAGCTGTCTCCGTTGTATCGGCTGAACGGCTCTGCATAGATCATCTTTGTACCCTTTGGACAGTATATGTTCAGAGTTGTTCCTGAGAATCCTGTGCCCTTTGCTGTGCCACAAGAGACGAAGCCGTGATCCACGATCTCCTTTCCCACAAATCCGTTTACGTTTCCTGAGCTTATTGCAGCCCTCAGCTGGCTCTCGCTCACTCCTAAGAAATTGCTTACACCACTAAGCGTTTCAACGCCTCGGTTCATCCACATATCCTTTGGTGAGCTTGTCTGCCCAATAAGATCCGTAAGCATCTTTATATCCTGTTCGGCACCCTCATAGTTCAGAGAAACATTACCAACGCCCTTATAGTTGCTCCAGCTCCCCTCATAGCCTCGCAACGGTCTGTTGAACCTGCCAGATCCCTCCGTGTAGGCTGTGGCAGCTCTCTTTGTCGCTTCGTCAGCATTACTCCAAAGATCCTGCGTCTGGCTACGACAAATGCTATCACAATAATCCCTGTCAGTAGTCCAAACGGCTCCGTCCTTGCGTGCCTTTGAGAAATCACTACTCTTGAATCTAAGGCTATAGTCATAAGGATCACTGATTGTTCCTTTCTTAGCAGCTCTCTTTCCAGCTGCCACCTCAAGCTGCTGCTTCTTGTATTCGAGCTTTGCGAGAGCCTGGTTGGTTGCCTGTTTATCCTGTGCCTGAATCGCCTGATCCAGCTTCAACAGAAGATCCTTGTAGGGTGCCGACTTCGTACTGTAGCTCAGGAAATCCAGCTGCTTTGCTTTCACATCCTGCCACCACAGTTTGTCGTTCACGATTTTCAGCTGCTTTGCATAGGCGTTTTGAGCCACTTGCCAGGTCTTGTATTTCTGCTGGCAGCCATTCATATTGCCACCGAAATACTTGTACACCTCAAATTCCAACTTGCTTTTCTGCTTCTCCAGAGGTAGTACCGATAAAGCCTCCAGCTTCGCTTTTACAGCTGCCTCTACGTCTGTTATAGCCTCATAGCCGTACTGTTTAGCCAGAGCCAAACCGTCATCTACAAATTCCAGGGTTTTGAGCTGTTCCACAATCTGCTGGAGCCTACGTGCCTCCTCCAGAGCCTGAGTATAGTGGGCAGTGTTTAGCTGGTTCTGGAGGTCTGTTGTATCTACGTCTGAAATTCCATTCAAATCCGACAATACGGAATCACCCAGAGAAATGGCTTCTTTTCTGGTCTCCCAGGCTTTGCGGATCCTTTCTATCTCCTCTGAGGTTCTGGCTTTGTGTCGCTCTGCTGCTCTCTCCAAGATTGTAGGCTCAGCTCCCTGAACGTCTCCACTCAGGGCAGCTGCCACCAGGCTCTCATTGTCTCTGACGAAATAGGGCAGGGTGCCTCTTTCTCTTGCAGCCTCCATCCTTTCCTCATTCGCCTTGATCCAGTCTCCAAACTCCTCAGGCATCTTCTTTACTTCACCCTCCAGCTTCAGATTCTCCGTTGGCTCCTTGCCGTCCAGTATATTGTCCAGCATTTTGTCCAAATCCTCCTCTGTAGCCAGAACAGGCTCCATATAGCAGCGACAGTTAGGATGCCAGCCAGTCCACTTAAAATCCTTTGGGAACAGCTTATCTGCCATCACATCGCAAATATCTGTGACAGGGTGATTATTGCTCAGCCTGACACGCATTCCGATCACGAAATCAAGCTGCTGCCACCTCTCGTAGTCAGCTGTCCTGTAGGCTATATTGGTCTCAGTCCTGGCAAGCCTCTGAGCATTCCTGGCACTTGACCTGTACACGCCTGGTCTGCCCTCTCCAGGGTGATACTTCGTAGGTTTAGCATCTATCCATTTATAGGTGCCTGTCTCATTGTCCCAGATCCTCCGCTTCCATTTCAGCCCATAGATAGGCTTTCCGTTCTCATCCTCTCCAACCTTGTAACGAAAACGCCTATACCACCTGTCAGGATCATTCAGATACTCCTTGACCTTTGAAGCCAGTTGCATTGCTGGCGTTCCCTCACCTATGGCAAGATCCAGCGTATTCTCCAGCTCCTCTTTGAACTCACCGTTATACTTCCATACCCTCTGAGACAGATTCAGTCCTCCGTCCGCACTCTTGCGTGCAAAGAAAGCATCCATTGCCTCCTGATTCCGCTTGAAATACCTGGCAAAGTGGTGATCCTCTATGGAGCTGGCACCGAATACGGCTTTCACCAGATCGTCCGTGTGCTCATTGCTATTGAGCCATTCAGCCTGTACGCCTCCACGGATTGTCTGGTACACTCTGGAATACATTTCCCTGAATATCGGTGTGACTTGCTCGGAATAGCCGTACTCTGAGAAACTGAACGGCTTGCCAGCCTCCAGCTCTGTACCCTTTACCAAGTTAATAACTTGATTGAAAGCATCCATATAGTGAGCACGGACGGAATAGGCATATCCCTCCGTCCGTTTGAACAGCTCCTGCTGTAGCTTTTTCTCATTCAGATACTCTTTCTTTGCCATCTTTGCAGTCTTTCACACGTCACACCGTCAGTCTGTCACCACCTCAGCCGTAATCTTACGAACCTCATACACAGTTGGCAGTTCGCCTACATACTCAGCGTAACCGTCCTCTACAAACTCTACGCTCTGGAGCTGTCTGTTTCTGGAATCGCAAACATCCTGAGCCTCCTCCAGATCATAGTATGCAACAGTGGAATCAAGACACTCATTCTCAGTGTCCCAAATCCCATAGAACGTATTTTTGCGTAGTTTCCTACTCATCACCTACAAAGCATCCACAACAGGCATACAAGTACGCCAAGAACGATCCCTATTCCGTCACAGATCAAGTCGTGCCATTCTGCTTTACCATTTCCCGAAACCCTGTCGTAAATCTCCTTTGCAATGCCAGCCACAGCAGCGATCAGCACAGCTGCCCACACAGGCAGAAAGGCACCAAAAAGCACCACAATCAGAGCACTGATAACCAGGTGCAACAATCCGTCAGTTCTGAGCCAGTTCCATCCTTTGAGAACCCAGCTCCAAAGTTTCTTAAGCCATTCCATAGTGATAACTGTTTATTGAAAACGGAGGACAAGTATGCAAGTCTCAGCATAGTGGAACTACGTTTCTACGGCTTGCCTGCCCTCCTTATTGACTATTCTGCTGCTCCAAAGGCATCTTGCATTGTCTGGGCTTTCATAAGCTCCTGCTGTTGCTCGAAAGCCTCCTGTTTCTCCTGCTGGAGCTGTTCATACTCTTTCTGGGCATTCTTCACCAGATAGCTCAGTTCAAGCGTTGTCTGTAGGCTCAGGGCACCCTGTCCGTACTGCTTCAACACATCATTGAGCATTTCAGACACATCCTCACCGAAAGGAGACATAAACTCGTGTCCCAGCACAAGAGCATCATACTTACTCTTGTTTCGGTAGTCCAGGACGTTTCCCAGGATAGCACACATCAGGTGAGCGTGACGGTTCATATATCCATCGTGCGTTTCCTTTCGTCTGTCAGCTTTCATAACTGCAAGCAGAAAGACTTTCTGGATCGCCTTTGCGCTCATACCTCCCAGAGACTTCATTTTGTCAAAGTCAATCTCTGGTGTGAAAGACTTGTTGAGAATGTTCTTCTCCAGACGTGTATATTCATCCCTCTTGCTCTCACTCGCCTGGTTCCAGGTAAGGTATTCCAGCTTGCCACCGTTTTTAAGGATATAGAGCTTTGCTTCCTCCTCTTGCTTTGGCAGACTGTTAAGCACGTCAGCACTTGCAACCATAGCAGGATTGCTGAACCTGTCGTTTACGTCAGCATCCACGCTGCCCAGGTTCTCATATCTGTCACACATCGGCTGAACGCTGGCACTCTCTGGCTCCTGCTCGAACAGGAGAACAGGAATCTTGCCTATCTGGTTGTCCTTTGCATCCACTTGCCAGCCTCCGCTTGCCCTGGTACAACGGTATACTTTCTCCCTGGTGTAAATATCAATATGCCGTACAGATTTGTGCCCTGAATCGTGGAGGGTGTATCCCCAGCCGAAAGCCACCAACCTGTCATACTGATCCTTGATTGTATAAATATCATCACCCTTTGCCTTTGACAGGGTTTTCAGCAGCAGCTCAGGCTTACCATCTTTCTGGTACACGTGATATAGAATGGCACTAACGCCCTCGGCTCCAGCGACACGCTTTGCTTCTCTTACGTGAGCATTGAACCTGGTTTTCTCCATCCAGCTGTTGTAGCTCTCAAAAGCCTCATCCGTACCCTCGCTGATCTGGCTCCACTTCACAGGTCTGCCATACAGGAAAACAAGAGCAACCTCATTGATATACTCCTGCCAGCTTACAGGAATCTTCCACCTCTTGCTCCAGCGGAGAAAATTACCTTTCTTATCGTACACGGCTCTATCCTCACGCTTCATAACTTCGTGAGTTTCGATCCTGTACTTACTGAGGTTGTCGGCAGCTTCCCCAGAGTGATCGTGCATAAAAGACAGTGCCCTGACTACATCACCGTTAGCCAGCAGCTGCTCAAAGTCCTGCTGGTATCCAACAGCAGCCTTCACCTCGTTTGAAAGAAATGTCAAAAGTCCCATAATTCTATATTCCAGGGTTTAATATATTCTCTATGTTGTCTGGTATGTCATACTCATTGTAATCGAACCAGCACCGCATTAACAGCATATCTCTCCAGTCAGGTGATCTTCCCAGATCCTCCTTTATCTCTGGCTTTGGTTTCAGCATCAGCTTTCCGTCACTGTCAGCTTTCCACGTTTGCAGCTGCTCACACTCGTTTATGATCTCCTCCTGCTCCTCCTCTGACACCACGCCATCCTCAAAGCCCAGCTCGTGGGCGTTTATATGTTCTGCCAGTTTGTACCCACATTGTGTCTGTAGGTTCTGGTAGTTCTCTCCAGCGAAAGGAGTGCTGTTGTTCACAAAGCCCTGGATCTCGCAATTATCCACAACGCCACCGCCTACACCGTCCTCATCCACTATGCACCTGTGATTAGGGATCCTGTATTTCCTCTGGCAACGGATTATGTATTGCTGTATATCCGTAGTCTTGCTAACAGGGAAACACCTCACCTCTACTACAACCCAGCCATCCCAGACAGCGACACGTGCAAAGTCAGCTCCGAATCGTGCAATATCACCTGTCAGGTAGTGTGTCCCTGTCCTGACTGCCAGCTTGTTTCTGAACATTGCCAGCAGATCATCGTGTGAACAGAGGGCATTAGGGTTATCATCATACTCCCAGTTACCTTTCAACAGCCTCTCTCGCTTCACCTTATCCTTAGTGGTTTTCAAACCCTCTATGTAGTCAGGATCTATAAAAGGGTTCTCTTGCACCAGGCAAGGCAAATAGTATTTCAAAGAATCAAGTACACCAGCTTTCCACGGCTTGTAGAACTCAGTGTACATCCAGTTCTTTTTAGGGTTACAGGTGACAAACAGCTTTCGTTTGATACCGTACTCCTCATTCATACAACGTCCGACACGTGTTTTGAGCGTATCGTAAGCTCCAAAGTTCACTTCGCCACCCTCCTCAATCCAGCCTCCAGTGAACTCCATTGATCCGTAGGTCTCATACATCGGATCACTCGGTTTCAACGTCAGATCCAGAAAGTCAATCCTGGAGCCATTGTAGAACTCAACAAAGTTCAACTGTCCGTTGTACGTGTACAGGGATTCTGGCACCCCATACATCTTTGCCACCCTCTTGAACGTCAGATAAGTGGACTTCGTTATTTCTGTCAAGGTCTTACGACCTATAAACCATTTCGTCCCTGCATACCCCAGGCTCATAAACAGCTCCCAGGCACATCCTGTCCAGGACTTTGCACCACCAGCAGCACCACCGTACAACACCTCAGCGTGCTCTTTGTCAGTCAGGATCTCCAGAGCCTCCTGCTGCTTCTCGTGTCGCTTTCCCTCACGGCACGTTATAAAATCAAACTGCCTCCGCTTAAACAGTTCAATCTTGACTGCAAGCTGGATTGGCAGCACCGCATCCTTAAACTTGCCCATCGTCAGTGCCCTTTGTCGGTGACGTGCTGGTGCTCATCTTTTCCAACAGGGCATTGTACTGTAGCAATTCGTCCGTGCTGAGCTTCGACAGATCTAAACCACCTGTGCCCAGCTCATTCCGTATGTCCCCTGTGACTGGTTGAACAGCTTTGCCGAATACTCGATCAAACACCATTTCCACCGTGTTAGTCCGTCCATACTTTGCATCAGCATTGATAGCCGAGCAAATGCTTACAACCCAGATCGGAGTTTTTGGGTTCATTATCTTCTTGCCAGTCGCAGGATCTACTGTCACAATCAGTTTCTCCAGGGTTTCGGAATCCTGCTCCATCAGGAAACGGATTATCGAATAATAATCCTCTTTGTCAAGCTCGTACCCCACCGTCTTTCCTGTCAGCTTCTTGAGTTGCTTGTACAGAGACGGCTTCCTGCCATTCTTCTTTGGCTGGTTCTCGCTGGTGAATCTGTTTCCCAGAGTATTTCCTTTCTCAAATCCCATTGTTGTTTCCGTGTTGTTTTTCGCCATTTGTGTTCAGCAAACACACTACGAGGCTGCAAAAAGGAGCCAGGGGATTGCTCTACCTGGCTCCGACAGGTAAATGGCAGATTTATTCTCGCACTACCAGCACATTACTGAGCTGGCTCTGCCTCCGAACCGCTTTTCTTCTGCTCCTGGTACTTTTCCCAGAACCACGGCAGCAAATCTTCTATTTCGTCATAGGCATCCAGCTCATCGCAAAGATCCTGAGCTTTGTCTATTACGTCATTGTAGGCGTTCTTTTCCTCCTCTGAGGACAAGAACGGATCATACTCACCGTTGAGCTGCTTCTGAATCAGCTGCTCCTGTAAATTTGATAATTCAATTTTTTTCATTTCTCTGTAGATTTATAAGTTCAATTTGTAAAGTTATTAAAGTCCGTACTTCTTAACAATAGCCTTTGCTGCTGTCGTGTACTTATCAGCTTTTCCGTGGACAGCTTTGGTGCATACCTCAGCCCAGAACTCATCACGATTTGTGGCAGCATACTTTCCGTAGCCTTTCTTGCTCTTGTCCTTGCTCCACTGACGATACAGCTTCACTATCTCTTTGCCAGCTGCTTTCTGGTTCGCCCCTGTCAGGCTACTATTCCAGGTTGCGTGTGCAAGCTCGTGGGTTACTATGTGGGCAACAGGCTTATTCGTGTGGGTAAGGTGCCCTGAGTTATAACCAGACTTTGCCCAGGCAGCGACACTCTGTGTTGTGGTGCCTTTGCCATTAAAAATTGACTTGTTAAGTACTACCATTTGGCTCTTTCCTCCCTGTGACACCTGGACACCACCATAACCGCCACCCAACGTTGCCAGTTTAACATTGCGTTCCCTTACTCCCAGGACTGAATGGAATCTGGAGATCGCAGAACCAACTTCTTTATACACAGCTGGATTTTTGATCGTGCTTAAGCTCTCCAGCTTACCGATCTTGCCTTTGTAGTTTGAATCTTTCTCTTTGAGACCTCCCTGTGCATTAGGGTTGCTGCCTCCTGAATTTCTGCCCATATTGTATAATTTTATGATTTATATACTTCTTAACCAGTGCATCCTGGACTTTCTCTCTATTTTACTTGCCTCCCAACACACGTTTTGCCAGCTTCTCGCTGTACTTCAAATGGAACCTCTTTTCAAGCAAACGCCTTGCTGCTATTGTTGCCTGGTTGTCTGGGTGCCCAGAGGCTGTCTTGATAATAACCTGGAGCTTGGATGGAGGAACAATCTTCCCTGACTTTACCAGAGCCTTATACAAAGCCTGAGCTGCCTCCCTTTTCTCACTATAGGCTTTGGCTGCTGCCTGAGCTTCTTTTTGGTATTTCTCTGCCTGGCTTGCTGTCATTCCGTGAGGAACTTTCCACTTATCGTCCAGATAATATGAGATCGGTGATCTCACGCCTTTTGTTCCGAGAAATTCATCCATAGTCTGGATCTTGGGCTTTGCCTGTCTTGCAGTCGGATTGCTGCCACTCGTACCACGTCCCATAACTATATCTTTTTGGCATTTATAAAGTCGGTCACATACAACAGATTGTGCTTCTGGCAGAACTTCTGAACCTCTTTACCGCCTCCATAGACGATAAGGTTCGGTGTGTCCAGTCCTGATATTTCCTTTGCTACCTGGAAATCACTTTCCAGAGAAACCAACCAATCGTCAAGCCCCCTGGTAAAAAACGCATTCCACCCCTCAGGAACTCCCATTTTGTTGTACTCAATGAATTTGTGGCTTACGTTCAGATCCACATAAACCCTGATACCACACTCCTGTAGGTATCTTGCCAGCCAGCGTTTCTTATAGATCAGCTGAATACCCCAGGCAACTGGTGTCTGGTCGTGACAGCTACAGTTCGGCTCAACTATTGCCTTACAGCCACTCATAAGCAGCTTGATAGGATCCTTGAACAGGTGCTCAAACCTGTAGTCATCCACGTAAAAATGATACGTTGTTACGTCTTTTCTCAGACGGCTGTTCGCTCCCCACGGAGACAATGGCAGTTCCAGATTCCCAGCTTGCATCTTGGGATCCAATGTCGGTATGTCGAAAGGATTGTTTGAGGCATATAGGCAGTCCTTGAACATTGAACGGTAAAACGCCTCTTTCTCATCATCCTCGGCACTGGTATTATCAGTATCTATATCAGATTCCTCTGATTCCTCTGGTTCCTCATCCCCAGGATCTTGCTTCTTTCCCTTTGCAGCCTTGCCCTGTTTCTCATCAGGCTCTAACCCAAAGCCAGGGATCTCCAACCCTATGAAGCCCAGATCAACGCCCTGAAACATTCCCTCCACCTGGAGCTTGTTTCCGTCCCATTCTCCGTTATTGATATTGTCCCTCAGGATCAAATCAACTCTCTCATCCTCCGTAAGCTCGGAATACAGAATAGTCGGAACTTCCTGGAGTTTGAGCTTCTTGGCAGCTTTGAGCCTCTGGTTTCCTGCCAGAACTACCAGCTTACCGTCCTGCTCCTCTATGGCAAGCGGTCTGTGTTTCCAGAACCCATTGATCTTGATACTATCCACCAAACGCTGAAAATCCGCTTTCTTTATCGTCCGTGGATTTTCAGCAAGCAGTGCCAGATCAGACACTCTCCTGTAGGTTATTTGCTCCTCTACTTTCATTTGTCAGTCAGCATCCGCATCGTTCTTATCATCTTCACCTGGTGAATTTTCCTCCTCAGCCTGGAGCTTTTCTGATTCTTCTTTCTGTTTCTGTGCAGCAGTCAGCAGCTCCCCCTCAGTTGTTTCTGGGCAAAGGTTAAAAGGATAGGACAGCTGCCTGTAGGCACGTCTTATCCACTCAGCAAAGGGAACCAGGAAATAGTGCTTCCTGTTCGCCAGATACCAAAAATGCACACCGTCAATGTCAGTGCCTGATCCATAGAAAGTGCCTCTGTAGTCCAAAGGCAAAGGCAGCGTATCATAGATATACAAACGGTTTCCAGTCAGCCCTGTAATCGTAGCTGTCCTGTTATATTCGCCATCTGTGAAGATCTCCACTTTATCACCTACTTTCAGCAGAGCTACAGGCAGTAAACGTCTGGCAATCACGCCACCGAATACCACCAGCCCTGCCAGAGCGACAGCCAGGAGAACCAGAACTATAATCCATAAAGCACTCATATTCCTATTTACCGAGTTAATCAAGTGCAAATATAATAAATTGTGTTCAACAAACACACATTTAACCACAAAAATATATCAGAATCCGAACACAAGCATAGCAGCATCCCTCTTGTGCTCATTGGTTCTCTCTTTCCAGCCAGTGATAGCCTTGAACTGATCGGCACTGAGTTTCGTGGCATTGTTCTTTGGTGCCACCATCTGGAACTCGAATTTGTAGTCAGTCAGAAACTCCTCCCAGATATTGCAGTCCCTCTTTACCATCCCCACGCCCTGGAGCTTCTTTCGCTCCTCCTCCCTGGGCATCGGCTTTCCAAACCACGTCCTCAGTCTGGCATCCTCCACTCTGATACATACCCTGGTGCCCTCAGCCTCGGCTCTTTTCCTAAGCTCGTGGCACTTCTCCAGAGCTTTGTACAGCTTGTACTCCTCAATGCTCTCAAACTGCCTTGTACGGTTATTCCACACGGCAAATCCAGTGTGTGTCCCAGTGTCTATCCCAACGTAATACATTATTCGTTTCCTCCCATATTCCACATTTCGATAACGTCCTCACCTATGAATGGATCACAGGCTTTGTGGGTGTAATACTTGTACGCCCAAATGTCACCCTTGATCTTGGCTTTCCTCGCCAGATTCAGATACCATCTTCTGGTAACACGGAGCAGATAAGCCCACTCTTTCGAGTGTAGCCTATCTGTATTCCAGTCACGCTTGATAATCTTAGCAGCTTTCCTCGCTTTCATCGTCATTCAAGTTTGGGAACTCCATAAGGATCACCTCTCTGCTTCCCAGCCTGGTTGCACGGCTCTCATAGAACCTAATCATATTGCACCTGTCAGGAATGAATTTGTCTCGGATCTGCCAGATCTTGTGCTCAGGCACAGGGTTCTCTCCTGTAACGTGGATTCTCCATAACCCATCGTCTCCGACACGCTGTGTCTCTATCACGAATTGCTCAAAGGTGAACGTGCCCACCTTGTAAGCTCCATACTCATCCCTCTCCTCAGGTTCCCTCAGGTACGTTATGCAGAGCTGCCTTAGAAACTCACTGTTGATCCTGTTCAGACGTTTCTTCCTGAAATACTCAGAAAGCACATAGTTAGGCTTTACAGCCTTTGCCAGCTCCTCAGTTGTCATTTCCTCTGGAGCCTTGATTTTCTTTTGCTCATCCATAATCATTATAATTGTTTGTAAAGTGTTAATGCCTGTTCTATGTCACCTGTACTGTCCAGGCAGTCAGACAGCATAGCAACGTCCACCTTAACGCTGCTGCCCAGATAATTCAGCAAAGTTTTCAATGCCGTGGAGACGGTCTTTGCATCCTTTGCAGTCTGTATCGTCTCATTCACCAGCTTGCTGGTAACGCTCTTTTTGCCTTTCTCGCTGGCTTTCTGAACCACAGCCTTAGCTGCCTCTACCTGTTCAGCCTCGGTATCATAGTTGGATATAATCTCCTTTGCTGCCATCACACTCATAGCACCAGTGGCAACCTTTCTCTGGATATAATCAGGCAGCTCCAGCAAGCTCAGGCACTTGCAAATGGCAGCTGGGCTTTTATGGAACTTCGCTGCTATCTCAGCTTGGGAGTATCCGAACTCATCACGGAAACGCTTGTACATAACGGCACACTCATACTCGGTGAAACGCTTGCCCTCATTTCTCATCATCTGTTCGATATACAGGCTCTCCAGATTTGAATCCCTGGGAGCTTTCAGAGCCTTGATATATTTAATGTCGGCACCCTCTTCAATAGCCAGCATCGTGGCTCTATAACGTCTCTCACCGTCCACCAGCTTGTACTTCTCGGCACCGCTTTCGTCTCGGAACGGAATCACAGTTATAGGGTTCATCACCCCTTTGTCCTTAATCTGCTCTTTCAGCTCCTCCAGGTCAAAATCTATCCTCACATTGAATCCTGCCACAACCACTATGTTACGTGGATCAATCAAAAACAGGTCAGTTCTTTTTGTGTTTCTTGTCTCCATAAGTTTTCAATTTAATGGTTTCAACAAACAGGGATACGTCCCTTTTCTCTTTCTCGAATTTCTCAATAATCCATTTGTGCAGCATTGCCTCCCAACCTGTCGTATAATACTCATAGCACTTGATAATTTGCCCTCCCTTAAACACAACGTAGGTAAGCGAATATATATCCATATACGGCATTCTGGCTGGCAGCTCCTGGTAGTAACTGCTTATCGTAGCTCCGCTAACTTCATCGGCTCTGGATCTTATATAAGCCTCAGCTTCCCTATGGGTTTTGAAATCTGCGAGAGTTACCCACACGAATCCCAGGATCCTGACTTTTACTCTGAAACGCTTTTCTCCGCTGCCTCGCCTCACTTGCTCGATCAGCTTGAAATTCCTGAATTTTAATTTTTTCATATAGTCTTTATGTATTTTGCCGTCCACTGCCTCCCTGGATCCTCCACGACTTTCCAGGTGAAGCCACACGCCTTGCATCTGTATATCCTGGTAATTCTCGGATATTCTGCCACGGTGCCTGTCAATCCCTCGGAAACGTTTTCACCCTTGCATAATGGACAGTGCCTGTTCATCAGTATCTGAAATCTGTAAAGTGGATCACAACGCCCTCAAAGAAATTCTCAGGGTTTCTTCCAAAGAACCAGTTTACAAAGTCCTCTGTGCTCAGTCCGTCATTCGCTGCCACGGTCTCAACAGGAACCTTATGCCCATCTACCCAGCACTGAGGCACAGCATCCTCGCTGCTGTAGGTCATAGTGATCTTCTGCAGTCCTATCTTGTCGAACCTGGCGATCTCCTCCTGCTCGGAGTTATACGGTCTGCCTGTCCACTGGCGAACTGTCAAATACTTCTTGCCTTGCATAACATCCTGGCAGCGTTTGCCCCAAGTGTTGCCGTCATTCCCACGGACAGTGTGTATTTTGACACCATTTGCCAAATTTTCCTTAAATAAGGTAAGCTCTCCAACTCTCCTGTGCCCTGTGGGAAAGGTCTTGCACAGTGACAGTATAGCCTTGCGTTTTTCTTTCATTTCTGAATACGTATTATTGTTAGTCCTATATGCAGGGTAGCGAAACAGAAAGCCAGTGTTATGGATTGCTCCCCTGTGACTATTCCAACAGAGGGAAGCAACATAAACTGATTTTCGGTTGTACCCACGAATAACTCTATTCTTATCATTTCTCAGAATTAGTATTCCTTTCCGTGCTTGAACGGTCTGTGCTCATTGTAGGTCATTTTCCATTCGATATACTTGAATAGATCAAAGCCCAGGGAATCTGCCAAACAATAGATCTTATACAATACATCTGGGATCGAAACAAATTTGCTTTCAGCTATCGTCTGTTCTATGGAGAATATCTTTTCTGTGAAGCTCCAGCTTTTAGCAAACTTGCGCACATACATACTTTTATAATTGCTGTACGCCTTGTTTATCATAAAATCCTTAGAACCAGCAAAATCAAGCAGTCTTATTGCAGCATCTGCAAGCTCATCTTCCACGGTGTCCTTAATATACGCCTCAAACCAGTAATCGTATATCTCCTCAGGACTGGCTGCTTCGTGAGGTGAAACAGGTTCTTTCATAGCCCTATCAAAAGCCTCTGGTATAGCCCTTTTGTTGTGCCTGTCAGCTTCCACAGCCTCGGACAGCTCACAGATCACCAGACACATCCAGTGGCTTGTTTTCTTATCCTCATCGTGAAAGCCGTGCCTTTTGGCATTTTTATAGGCTCTTTTTGCCATTGCGTTAAGATCAACGCTCTGGAGTTTTGCTATCAAATCAGTTATCATTTCAAAATAACATTGGTTGTAATTCGTCTTTGATTCTATACTCTGCTATCTTGTAATAGTCAGCATTCAGTTCCATTCCGATAAAGTCCCTGTGCAATTTGGCACACGCTACGCCTGTCGTTCCGCTTCCCATAAAACAATCCAGTACGGTGTCCCCCTCTTTGGAGCTGTTGGCAACCAGAGCCTGGATTATATTCAGAGGCTTGATCGTAGGATGTCCCCATTGATCTTTGTCTTGTTTGTTGATCGGCTGGAACCAGACTGTCCTGGCACGCTCGTAATCCATTGGCTGACAATACCCCCCCCTCCTGAAATATAAGCAGTACTCCTTATCTGTTAAGTACTTATTATTGAAAGCAGGGACAGCGTTTGTCTTTGCCCAGATCAGAATATCGAAAGTGCATCCGTGCTCCTTGACAAAGTAATCCAGGTACATAGGAATCTGCTTGCCGTTGCACCAGATATACAGGTTTGGAGCTTTGCATACTCTCAGCATTTCATCCAGAATCTTCTTGTCGAAACCCTCTGTAAGATTGCTGCCTGTCAGTTCGTCCTGAGCAGACTGGATACGCTTGCAAAGTCTTGACTTGCCCCCAGCTTTAGTGTTGTCAATCTGGTACGGAGGATCCGTCACTATCAGATCTACGCTCCCTGTGGGAACCTGACTGAAATACTCCAGGCAGTCACCCTGGTAAAGTGTAATCTTGCTATTTCCCATATCAGAATAATACTGGTGCATCGGATATATTGTTGAACGTCTGAATTGGTGCTGCCTCCACGCTCTGCAGTTGTTCATTCCTCTTTCTCTGCCCCTCTATCAGCACCGTCCCAGGACACGCACATAAAAGCTCAATAGGCAAGCAATGGATCTCATCGGTGAAAGCACACAGACAACCGTTAGCTATCCTCTTGACAGTCCCCCTAATCTTTCCACATTTGCCCAACCATTCCAGCGTATCCCCTGGCTGTACTTTATCAATCTGTATCATCTTCTGTAGCTTAATGTCTGGGTGAACTGAATTGCATCGAACATTTCCAGGAGCCTGTCACCAACACGATCTCCATAACGCTGTCTAAACTCATCAGGAGTGAGGTTGCTGGTAATAATCGTGAATTTCTGCAAGTCATATCTGTAGTAAAGTAGCTCCACAACTGGCGAATACTCATTGCCCCAGGACTTAACTGTAGGAGGCTCCACACCAACATCATCCAGAAACAGCATTTTCGTAAACTTGAACTGATTATATCTTCCATTCTCCATATCAACGGCTTGTTTGCTAAGCTCCATTGCCGAAGTCTGGGAGACAGAGCACCGTCTGTCCTGTCCGATTTGATAGTTATCATATAAGAAAGCAATCAGCTTACAGATAGCACGTGCCAGAGTTGTCTTGCCTGAACCGACACGTCCGTAGAGCAGGAGACCTGGTTTGCGATCCTCACACAGCCACTTTGCAGCCAGTCTGCACCTCTCCTCGGTGGCTTTATCCTTATCAAGGATTTTATTCCTTTTCATCACCTCAGCCTTATAGCACATTTTAAGCATTTTCTCAATCTCCTCCTGTGGATACTCGGAGATCCTAAAGCGTTGTGCCGATGCTGTATCTACTGCTGTCCTCAGAACTGCTGCCAGCATCTCTAAGTTTGTCATTTGTCCCATTTTTCATCTGTTCATTATATGCTCCTACAACCCAATTCAGAATAGCCCTGTAGTCGCTGGTGTATTGATATTTTTTGGTGTTGCTTCCCTTTGTGTTGTCAAGTTTGCGGATCATCCAGTCAGTCTGTTCCTGTCCGTATTCCTGTACCAGTTTGCCATACTCAGCTTCTGACAGGTGGACGTATTCAGCATACGCCTTTTTCTTGGCGTTTTTGGCTCGTTCTTGAGGTTTTAAGCCGTCAGCCCTACAACTTGTAGCTTTACCACCCTTACGCCCAGCAGCAGCCCTCTTTTGGCTTAATACGTGCTCTCGAACCATTCTTCTGGAAATGATTGCACCATCTTCACGAACCCCACACACGCCAGCTTGAATTAGCTTAGAAAGCCAGGCTGTGCTGCCCTGGGAATCAGATCCAATCAGGGCAACAATCTCAGCCTGTGTGTAAGGTTTTCCACTTGGATTAACCATTACTCCCTTTTCAGGGCTTTCCCACATATAGCAGAGCATATCCATCCACAGCCCCCTTACGTCAGGAGCCAGCACCTTAAGCTCAGGGCAGCAAAGCCAGTCCCTTGTATCAAAAGGCATAGCAGGATATTTGCTCTTGCTCATAGCGTTACTTTTCGAGGATTGCTATTTCTGGTGCAACTTCACGGATCTCAGCAAGCGTGCTGTCTATGATCCTGTCTCGGTAACTCTCAGTAACCTCATTGGCTCCAGGAGAAACAAGCTGGAGCATTACGCTGCTGTCTCTGAGGTAGTGGTCAAACTCAACCTCAATCGTCTGCTTTGCAGTCCCCTTGAAGATCGGCATACTCACCACGAAGCTCTGAGGCAGATTGCTTTCCACGTTGTTTCTGTACACCTCAGCCACAGAACCAGACGGATCACGCATCTTCTGGATCTCACTCTGACACTTTGCCGTGAAGTTCTTAAGGACAGACACAAGCTGAATGCACGATGCCTTGTCCTCGAACAGGCATCTGTTAAGTCTGAGGAACTGTCCCAATTTGGCAGGTTCCCAGCCACAGGCAGGATCATTGATACCGAACTTGGCAAACACTTCTGAGAACTCCACTGCTCCCTTGATTTTGGCTTTGTTGTAGAAGTCACGCTCATTGACGGTCAGGATGATTGTCATAGCCTCACGATCCACCAGGATATTTGCCTGTTTCTGGTCTATCGTGCCGACACGCTTTTTCAACCACTCCAACGGTGTGGAGATTACGCCAGCAACGTCAATAGACACTGGAGCCTTAGTCTCCAGAGGAGCCTGTGCTGGTGCAGCTTCTCCTTTCCTTATGATTACCTCAATAGGCTTTTCGCCTGTGTACTCCTGGACGTTGATTGTAACGTATTTTTCATTGTTTTCCATAATGAACTATTTTAATGGGTTTAACTGTTTACTGCTCTTTTCTGGCTATCCTCCTTAGCTGCCCTGACAGCCTCCATACGAACCTGACGGAACATATTGGTCTTTTCCTCTGGCATAATTGGTCGCTCCTCCAGGAGGTGTCCCTGAGGATCATAGAAGCCCACTCTGCCCTCATCCTCATCCACAAACTTGTAGCACTCTGTTGTCACGAACTCACCCCCAGATTTAAGGTTATGGATAAGTTGGCTGTTCTTTTCCTGAATAGGCTTCATCTTGCCCTTAAACTCAGCTTTGATAACGTCAAGCTCTCCCTGTAGCTCGTTCAGCTCTATAAAGCCGTCTGCCAGCTCTGCTCTAACTTTGTTTATCTCAGCCTGGGCATAACGCCTGGTGTAGCTTTTCTCTACAACCTCATCACAGTTATCCCTCATCAGCTGCTCTCTCTGTTCCATAGGAACGTCTGGTAAGAAAATCTCTTGCATAATGAATTTTGTTAGTGTTTTAAGTCTATTTATTGGTGTTTTGTGCAATTTCTCTCCAGTATTTGTCTGGATCTGGTATGTCTATACCCAGATACTCGGAACCATATTCCCTGAGCTTTTCACAATAACTGCTGAACGTGACGGTATCCATTGTTGCCGTGCTGCCAGGGAACGTCACAACCTCAGCTGTGTATTTGTTCACCACCTGTTTTGCAGTCAGCATATTCTTGAAGTACTCGTGCACCTCCTCGCAGTTCGTGAACTCCCAGCCAGCATCCAGCAACGCATCCAGCAGCATAGGGTAGATACAGCCCCACAGCCAGCCATTTTGATCCATAGTCCTGGGTTTCCTCACCCTCGTAATCTCCAGCCTGTATATGCCATCCAGGGCATTATTCAGCCAGTCATACAGAGGTCTGAGGTTGAACAGACCGTTCCTCTTTTCAATCTGGAGCTTTGTTTTCATCAGTCAGCGAACATTACACACGCCTGGAGTTCCACAGCCTGGGCAACAGCATTGATTGCCTCGGCACGTCCTTTTAAGCTGTCCGTATAGTCGGAAATCTCTGCTTTGTTGGTAGCCACGTAGTAGCCGTTGCTGGTGGCTATTACGCACTTTACCACACCCTTGACACGGATATAGTTTACAATCTTTCTGAGCCTGGCATCGTTAATCTGGTAGCCAGCCTTTGTTAGGCATTCGCAAATATGTTTGTTGGTGACAGAGTTTGCCTTTCCAACGTGTGCAGCCAGCCCTCTTGCCACAACAGGCATCAGCGTATTAAGCTCGTACTCATTAAGCTCGGCTGTCTCTATTTCAAATCCTTTCAGCATAACTTGTTCATTTCGATTGTTAAACCTGGGTAAGCAGCATATACACACTTGCCACATACCCCCTGAATTTCGCTGACAAAGTGCTTTTCGTCAGCATTGTTTCCGCTTAGGTGTATCAGCACTACATTCTCCACCTGGCTCAGGTCGTTTGCCAGCAGGATACCCTTACAGGTCTCCAGCTCCAGGTGTGAAGTCATAAGACGTTCCCTCTGGCTTTTGGCTGTCCTACCCTCTATGATCGCCTGTGTCAGAGCATAGTCTGAATAGTTGCATTCAATGAGGATCTGGCTCAGTCCTGGGAAAGTGTATTCACACATAAAGCTGTCCGTAAGGAACAGGATCCGTCCTGTCTCTGGGTGCTCGATAAGGTAGCCGACACAAGGCACATCGTGACAGGCATTGAAAGGGAGCACTTTGAAATTGCCCAGTTTGTATCCTTTGCCTGGAGTGATTGTAATAGCACGTGTATCTCTCACGCCCTTTGCAGTCCACACATCTTCCAGTGCCAGTGTCGTGATACCGCTTCCCACTATCTGCTGTATATATCCAGCGTGATCGTTGTGACGGTGAGTAACCAGGCAGCCAGCCACCTTTCTGAGGTTGAATCCCAGAGCTTTCTTAATCTCCTTGAAATTCACCCCAGCCTCCACTATCAGAGCTTCCCTGGAATTGTCAAAAATGTAACAATTCCCCTTTGACGAGCTGCCCAGTACCCTAAGTGTCATAATCTGTCCTCCTATTAGAATCCTGGATCAACTGCTGGTGCTTCTGGTACTGGAGCCTCTATTTGAGGAGCTGGAGCTGCTGCTACATCCTCGAAATTGGCACCGTCCATAACGATCTCCCTGCTGTTCGCACCCCTCTGGATCTCTCCGTCTCTCACCTCGTAAGTATCACCTGTCTGATCGTCCACCATAGCGTTCTGCATTTCGATTGACAGATAGCCGTATTTGCTTAGAAGCAGACGGATAACGGTTTTCATTGCCATTGAATGGAAATTACCCAGCCAGCCAACGGTCTTGCTCTCCACCTGAACAGGCTGTGCAGCCAGAGCTACAAGCTGCTCCACAGTAACCTCCTTACTCAGCCCCTTGCTGAATCTCTTAGCGTGCTGAGCCATTTGCTCCACTGTCATAAACAGAGCCTTTGCAAAGCCGTTCAGCAGCTCAAAGTAGCAGAAATAGCCTATCACCTTATCAGAGATCCTGACACCATCGAAACTGACTTCTCCAGTGAGCTTATTAACGGTCTGTAACTCGCCCTCATACACCACATCAGCGTTGATCGTCTTGTAGTAGCCTGTACGCATTGCAAGCTGGATATAACCCTTGTATCCGAGCTGGAACGTAGGTTCCATTACTTTCTGCCAGCTCTCCCTGCCTGTAGCTGGATCCTTAACCTTGCGATTGTTGTTGTAAGCAATCACATAGGCAAAGCCCAGAGCACGGTTGATAGGGAGCTTAAGCACTGCTGCTTTCAGAGCCTCGCAGATCACCTTATTAGGATCACACTGCTGGAGTGAGGCATCTGTATTGTACAGGTCAATGATTGAAGCCACGAAGCTGGGAGCATTCTTGCCCAGAGCATTCCTGAACTGAGCCTGTACGCTGTCGGCATTCAGGTTCTTTTTGAGTATGTCCACAGGCTTCACGGCTTTCGCCACCTGTTGTCCCTGCTGTTGTGCAGCCACTACCTGTGTTCCCTGGCTGCTGGGAGCTTGAAAATTGTTTCCCATATCGGTAACTATTTAATGGTTAATTCTTTGTCGGCACTAACGCACAGATTGACGATCTGTGACACTGTAGGCAGCAGCTGGTTCACACCCTCTCTGTTGTCAATGAAGATCGGAGCTGCCATACCCTTAGACTTACAAATCGCATTGATAATGTCAAGTCCAGCGTTGATCTTGCCAGCGTTGTTTACATCAGGATAAGGAACACCGTTCACTGTGCAAACACAGGTGAGCTTTTCACCACCGTTCAACTGAGAATCTACAAAGGAGAATGATACCAGGCTGAACATTCCGTTTATTCTCTTAAGCAGCTCAGCATCCTTTGATTTCTGGAACTCTGTAGCATTGAACTCCAGTCCCTCCAGCTCTGCCAGCTGTAGATTTGCAGCCGTCCGCTTCTCCTCCAGTATGGCTATCTCAGCATCGGCACGCTCTATTTGGTCTCTCTTGGCAATCCTCTTTACCAGTTCGTCAATGTTTGCTCCCAGAGCAGCCTTTGCTTCTTTGAGGTCTGACAGATCCACGGTCTTTGCCTCCTGGGTGAGCTGGTTTTGGAGATCTGTAATCTCATTCTGGAGTGATATACAGGTGCTGTCCTCGGCAATGATTTTTGCCACGTCAGGAACGGCTGGGACAGCTGCCCTTTTAGCCTCCAGCTCAGCTTCCTTGCTATCAAGATCCTGCTGTGCCTTTTCATACTCCACTTTGCTATCCTGGAGCAGTCTCTGAACTTCGTCTGCCTGTCCTTTGAGCTTCTTACCCTCTGCCTGGATAGCTTTCAGAGCCTCAGCTTTAGAACGGTTGAAATTCGCCTCCAGTTCGTTTCTCTTTGCCTCTATATCCTCAGGCTCCAGTGGTCTCTGGCACGTAGGACAAACGAAAGCACCCTCAGGGAAAGTGAGCTGTTCAGCGTTCTTATCCTTGAACTCCTGGCGTTTTGCCACAAGCCTCTGATTCAGGCTGTCAAGTTGATTCTGTCTGTCAGAGATATCCCTGTTGATATTCTCCATTCCACGTACAAGTGAGGTACACTTGTAATCCAGATCTCTGACTTCCTGCTGTGCCTTTGATACGGAACTCTCAGCCTGGCTCCTCAGTTCGCTCTGCCTCCGTGACAGCTCAAGCTGTTTGTCGCTAATCTGCTTCTGGATATTGTACTTTCTCTGGGACTCAGCTTCTGCCACCTGGTTCTTATCGGCTATTTGAGCATCTATCTCAGCCACCTTTGCCTTTTTATCTTTAAGCTCCTGTTCCAGGGCTTTCCAATCCTCAGCCTCAGGACGGATTCTCTGAGCCGTCTCTATGCTGGCTGGAATGGTTGAAAGCTCATCCTTGATCGCTCGTTTCCTGGCTGCCACCTCTTTGAGGAACGTTGCCAGCGGTCTGCCATTCAGCTGAGCAAGCAGGGATAGGTATTCAGGCTTCAATGCAGCCACCTCACCGTCTGTTACCGTCCCAGCCATTTCCAGGAGCATATCTTTCTGAACCTCTGGACGGAGGCTGGTAAAGCACAGAGGGTTCGTAATCATTTTGAACACATCCTCAGGGATTAAGGCACTGATCTCAGCATCGTAATCCTTTTTGGTGCTCTGCTTCACGTCATTGATAAAAAACTCTGTCTTATGGTTCGTCAGTGCCTCCTCAGTAGTGCCCCTGGGCTTTGTCCACACCTCGCAATACTTTCTCTGGAGCTTCACTGTATTGCCGTCCACAAGCAGTACACAGGTTACGCTGTGTTCCTGTTTGAGGATAGGGTTTCCGTTTTCGTCAAGTGTCTTGATGTTGAAATTGCTATCTGCCCTGTTAAGGCTGTCCTTACCGAACAGGCACCAGCAGAAAGCATCGAACACCGTTGTTTTTCCTGTTCCGTTTTCGCCACAGATATAGGTCTGTGCTGGATCAAACTGAATATCCAGGGAACGGATACCCTTAAAGTTGATAAGGGATAAACTCTGTAGAATGATCTGTTTCATCTGTTTATGATTGAATTAAACTTTTCACTGTCTCTTGCAGCCATCAGCTCAGCTCTGCTGTACAACTTCTTGCTGTTCCTGCTGGCACCAGCCCTCTGAGCCGTCACCAGTCCCTTACTCAGCCACCCTTTTACTCTCGCCTCACCGAAACAGTCATAAGCCTGTCTCTGGGAAAGCACATCCTTTCCAGGAGCCGTGTTTTTTACATAGTTCGCCACTCCCAGCTCTGCCATTTCCATACAGAGATTCTTAAGTTCATACAGTTCCAGAACTATAGCCATAGCCTTATTTTGCAAATACTCTGTACAGGTAATTCAGGGCACTCTCATTTCCCCATTGCGTGTCATTCAAACACACAGCACCGAGGACGTACATAGGGATTCCGATGATAAGCTGCCACCACGCTCCAAAGAACAGAGCGATAATACTTACCAGAGCAAAAGAATAACAGAAGATCGTTATTATCAGATTAACTAACGTCTCCAGCTCTACATTTTTGGCTTCTTGCCAGTTGAATCTTTTGAGAAAATTGATAACCTTTTTCATTGCGTTGCACTTTTAATGATTAGTTGAATAGTTCATCCTCAGGGATACCGAGGTGCTTAGAAATTATGCTGGTTTTAAGGGCATCTGGTTTCTGTGTCCCATATATCCAGGCACGTACTGTTGTGGGGTGAGACTTAGTAATTTTCGCAATCTCATTCACCCAGTCGGTCTTGGGAGCCACCTCCTGCCTGGCAGGTAGGCTGTCGTAGATCTCTCTAAATCTGTTCTTTTTAATTCCTTGCATAGGTTTGATAAACACATTTTTTATTAACTTTGTCACACTCATTGGTGAAACTTGGTACAAATATAAAGACTTTATTTTTAACCACCAAAGAATTTATAAAGAAAAATATCAAGTCTTTATATCAAGTTTAGTATTAAACCAACGTAAATTACAGAGTATGAATAAAATAGACCGATACAAAATTTTGATGAGGTATATAGTCAGTTCTGGCATTGCACCCAGTCAAAAGGCTTTCGCTGCCCTATTAGGGTATTCCAATGAATCTTCCTTTTCCCAGATTATAAACGAAAAGGTAAAAGAACCCAAAGACTTTATATATAAAATCAAGTGTTTGGTGCCAGGGCTTAATACGGAGTGGCTACAAACAGGGGAGGGTGAAATGATCTCCCAGGTAGTCCAGAACAACCAGAACGGAGACAATATCAACGGTAAAACCGTCAGAGTTACAAAAGATAGCTCTGATAAACTGATAGAAGTAATACTGGAACAGAGTAAGCAGATCAGCAAGAGCCAGGAGCAAATAGATCGCTTAATATCAATAATAGAACAGAAATGATGATCTGGCTAATTTTACTACCAATTCTCTCACTCATATTGTGGGTGCTTGTTAAGGCTTTTACTACTACTCCGAGCCAAAAACTCAACAAACAATTTGTTGAACTTGGAATACTGAAAGGAAAATCGTATTCCGAAATTGTCTCTGTAGTCGGTGAAGCTAACTCAAAAGACTATATTTCTAATGATACTATTTTATGCCAATGGATCCAGCCAGCTTATCATATATGCTTACTTTTTGATGAAAACTGGATATGCTTGGGTGTACAAAGCGAAACGAAAATTGATGAATGATATGGAACAGTTCTACAGAATCGTCCTGGAGCTTTATAAGCAAGCTCTACAGGGAAGCCTCAGGGCAGAGGCAGTCGAAGCAACACAGGTGCTACTGGCAAAGGAAATCACGAAAGCCCACGTGATGGGTGAATCGGATATAGAGTTACAGCAGCTCAGCACTGACGTAAGGAACCTTAAATTCCAGGTACTATGAAACGGCTGGCTTTTCTCCTAACGATGATACTGCTGATTGGCTGCAATAAGGCTGATAACGTTGTAATTCTTGGAGGAGATAAGGTAGAGCAAAGATACTTCACCGTCACAAATGGGCACGCTTCTCTTAACCTATACCCACACGGCTACAAAGGTCTTGCTCCTGGAGAAACGTCTGAGACGTTTACAATTCAAGGAAATTCCACGCTGAATTTCAAATACAAATGGTCTGACAATATGGACGTAATAGAAACTCTGGTAGTGGATCTGTCTGAGGAAAAGCCATTCAGCACAAAGAATTTTACTTTATCAAAATGACTACAGAGGTGAGCAAACAGATTATGGAACGTTTCTATCAAGGGCTGGATGCTCTAATAGAGACAGGAGCCATACGTGGCGTGAATACGTATTGTCGGCTCTATGATATTGACAGGAGAAATCTGATAGCACAGCGAAAGGATCCAAACCGTGGTTGGTTTCAGGTCTCCTGGCTCCAGCCTATGGTTCGTGAGTTTGGAGTTTCGGCACGCTGGCTCCTGACTGGATACGGCAAAATGTTTGACAGAGAACATTGATTTTGCTTAAGCAAAAAGGGAGTGAGGCAATTTCACTCCCTTTCCTTTTCTTTCCCCCACACCCCCTATTATATTCTATTCCTATTTACTCTCTGTATATATAATTATCTATATATAGTTTATTTATACGTGCACGCGCATACGCACGCACGCGAGAGACAGTCCAAAAACCGCAATCCACACACTTCTGAGGCATATTTTTCATTTTGCTTAAGCAAAATTATGGCATTTTTCGGCACCTCTGTAATTTATTATGGCTCAATTTATTACAATTTTGCTCAAGCAAAATGCCAAGCAAAATTGAAGCAAAACGTATAGCAAAATTCAAGCAAATTTATATTGCACTATATATCAATATATTACGACTATTTCTGTGGTATATTATTTTGCTTAAGCAAATCCTTGAAAGGCTTGCACGTTTTCAGATAATCCAGGACTTTCCTGTTAGCCTTATCAATCGGTTTCCAGGACTTCTTTATGTACGTGTCAGTGACTTTCATTTTCTCGTCCACGTGATTCAGCCTGCATTCCCGACAATTACCTAACGAGTTAAATATAAATTGCTGATTTTTAAGA